AGATTTTATATGCTTGTTTAATATTTCGTTTCTATTATTAGTTTCATGTATCAATAATCTTTTTGTTTTATCATTATCTTTTAAGTATTTTGCTATTTTATAAGTATGAGTATGTATAATTCCTTTTTGACCACGGTGTTGGCTTAATAAATATTGAACAGCATTATTTATATTCTTAATTCCACTATCTATATTTTTATAATTCATCGATGCTATATTTGATATAAATATTTTTCTATTTTCTTTTTTAAATGGAGAATCCATTGATAAAAAACACGATTCTTCTATTGGTATTCCGACATGTTGACAAAAAGTTTCATGGTTTAATATTGTACCTGACATTAATAATATTTTTTCACTTATATTAAATAATAATGATTGTGTTATTTGATTAATATAAATAGGTTTTAATTCAAAATAATCATTTTCTTTTGTTACTACCCAGTTTTTTTCATTAAACATTTTTATAAATCTATCAGTTTTACATTTTATTTTATCTAAATCATTATATTTTTTAACAAGAGGTCTTACTTTTTGTTTTTTAGGATCTATTGATAATATTTCGTCAGTTATATTTAATATTTTATCTTCTAATCCTTTCATAAATATATCAGATATCCATTTTTTTATACTTAATAAATCTAAATTTTCGTCATTAATATAATCTATTTCAAGATCTTCTTCACAAAAATTTTTATATATTTTTGTTGAAACAAAATTAACAATAGCTTGTTCTAAATTATGGCATTCATCTATAACTAATAATGCTCTTTTTTTTAATGATAGTTTTTCGGATTTATTATATGTTAATTGATTTAATATATATGCCGTATTAGTAACTCCTATTGGATTTGCTAAAAATTTTTTAAACTCTGTATTATAAACACAGTCTATATTACATTTTTTTGATTCTTTACTGTCTGAAAATATTTGAGCAAGTCTTTGTCCATCATCACAAGACATGTTTTTTCTATGTTTACATGTATAATTACTTTTTGACCATATATTTGCTATATCATTAAAATCATTAATATATTGTTCTTGTAATATTTTTTGAGTAGTTACAATATATGATCCATTTTCAAAATCACAAGATGGTTTATAATTATTTAATATCCATTTTGACAATGTATAAGCTATTGCGCTTTTTCCAGAACCAACCGGACCTTCTAAAATGATATATTTTTTTGAATTTAAATTCGAAAAAATAAAATCAAACGCAGTTTTTTGTATTGGCCTTATTTTACTGTATGGAAAATATATTTTATATTCTTTTTTCATATATTTTAAATATAAATTCGTTATATTGTTTTGATTCTTTTTCTTCCCATTTCGAAACATCTTTTATTTCAAAAAATTTATTTCCTCTTTCGTTATTATTGATTTTACTAATATATATTCTATCTACTAAATTAGAATCCATAAATTGATTGTAAATAGATTCTCCCCCAATAATCATTATTTCATTATTAAAAGCTGAAGCTACTTTTATTGAAGTATTTATATCTGTAACAATAAATGGACCAAAAGAATTATCATAAAATTTCTTATTTATAGAAATAGGGTTTGATGTTAAAACTATATTTGTTCTATTTTTTAACGGTTTATTATTTAAAGATTCAAATGTTTTTCTACCCATTATTACTGGTTTGTTAAGAGTTAATTTTTTAAAAAGAGACAAATCTTCTTTACATTTCCATGGGATTTTTCCATCAGAGGAAATAACGTTTTTATTATTTATTGCAACAATAATTGAAATCATTTTATCACCTATTTATTACATATTAAAATTTACGCTTATTATTTTTTAATTTAAAACAACGATTCAATATTTTCTTCCGTATACTGTTGATATTCTTCTTTTGTTTTAAAAAATTTAACATCTGGTTTTTTATCCTATAACCATGAACTGGAAATAAGGTTTTATATCTAGAAACTATTTCTCTTGAATCTTCATTATTTAATATTTCTTCTACTTGTTTTTCTGTTAATAAGTTTGATATATTTTTTACAATTCCTTGTAATTCCTTATTCGTTTTTATTTTTTTTACATCAAATCTATTAATTTTATTAATTAAAAACGGATATTTTTGTGCATATTCTCCGTCAGGATATATAATTATATTTCTTAATATATGTTCAAGTAAATCTTCATCAACATATATTTTTCCAAAACCTTCTGGTGAAAATTCTAAAATATATCCATATGGTTCTTTTTCTTTAAATACATTATATTCTTCGTCATCGCTTATAAAACTATATCTTGCTGCCTGCCAAATATCTTTTGTAAGATATAATACATATGTTGATGGCATCATAGAATAATTATTATGTTCAATATATTTTTTTGTATATTCTTTAAACCCTCTTGGAATTAATCCATTTTTTTTGATATTTTCATAATTATATTTTGTTGGTGTTCCGTGATAATATGCTTTGCTAAAATTAATTTGTTCATTAATATAATCAATAAATTTAACTAATCTAATCATATTGTTATTTGTTGTTTTTTTTATTTTTTGTTTAAAAAATGGTGGAGGTGGAGAGGTAATGCTCCTCTCGTCCTAAATTGTTTAGAAAACAATATACTACAAGCTTTTTTATTTTTTAATTTAATTTATATAAGAAAAATAAAAAACTTTATATAAACTATATTGTTAGATTCATTATATAATTACAATAATTTTATATAACTATCTCGAATAAGTGAAATTTTTAATAAATACAAGAATATTATTAAAAATCGCTACAACTAAGCAGCTAAAGCAAAATTATTTGCATTTATTTTTTGTTTTATAGTTTAAGGAGATATTAAAACATGCTCCGCTTGCAATTGTTTTTTTAACAACTTAGTCGATTCTAATTCACCCCCATATTATTATTTATACAGCTATGTCAAATTTTATTGTATCATGATGTTTATAATCAAATATAGAAATATCGTCCATTTTAAATTCAAATATATCTTTTATATTTTTATTTAATGATAATTTTGGAAAATTAAATGGTTTTCTCTTTATTTGTTCTTTAACTTTATCAATATGGTTTAAATATATATGAGCATCACATATATCTATAACTAATTTTCCAGGTTTCTTATCAGTACATTGACAAATCATTGATAAAAATAATGATGCAAATGCAACATTAAATGGATGCCCTAATGCCAAATCGTTACTTCTAATTATAACTTTTAAATTTAAATAGTCTTCGTCTACATAAAAGTTATAAGCATAATGACAAGGATGTAATGCCATAAAATTAATTTCTTGAACATTATATAAATTTATAAGAATTCTTCTGCTGTTTGGAAAGTTTTTAATTAAATTTATACAATTTTTAACCTGATTAATGGTTTTTCCTGTTATAGATTGTTTTTTTCTATCATATTCGTGAACATCGCAAAATTGAACCGGATATAAAGGACCCAAATTTCCGTCTTTGTCCGCCCAATCGTTCCATATATTACATTTATTATCTTTTAAAAATTTTATATTATCATCGCCTTTAAGATACCATAATGTTTCTGCTTTAACACCATTAAAATACATTTTTTTAGTCGTAAATAATGGAAAATCTCCATTAGACAAATCATAAATTTGATCTGGAGGACTAAATAAAGATATTGTTCCAACACCAGTTCTATCTTTTCTTTTCTTTCCTTTATTCAAAACAAGATTTAATAATTCTAAATATTGTTCTTCTTCGTGTTTCATAAAAATCTCTCTTTATATTATTTCGTCAACTAAACCATATTCTAAACATTTTTTAGAATCAAACCATAAATCGTGTTTTAATATTTCATTTATTTTTTTAGAAGGTATTTTGGTATATTTATCCATTATTCTTTTTATTGTTTCCATTAAAACAGTACAGTTTTCATGCTCGTCTTGCATCTCGTCAAATTTTCCCCAGAAAAAAGTAGATAATTGATGTATTAACATAAAACTATTTTCATATATTAGTCTTTTTTTACCAACTACCGTTAAAAATGTTGCTGCACTTGCACAGCATCCGTCAACTATTGTTACTATAGGAACTTTAGAGTTTTTAATTTCATCCATTCCACATAAACCAGAAAATATAGATCCTCCAAAACTGTGTACATGTAAAAATATAGATGCCGGCTCCCTACTCTGTGTAATTGCATCTACTAATAAATTATTATTTAATTCTGTTATTCTTCTATTTAATTGTAATATTTCTGATGACCCAACATATGAATAAAAATATACTCTGTTGTTTACAACCTCGACATAAGATGGTTCTTTAAATATTTCAGCTTTTGGTTTATGAACTTTTTCTGGGGAAATAATTTTTTCATTTAATAACATTTCTCTTTTCGTATTTGATAAATCACCCCAATACATATAAATTCTCCTTTATTAATATTTTTATAATTAAAAAGTTTATTTTTTTTTCGCTTAAATATTATTGTTCGTCTTGAAATAGACTGTACGGATTTTTTCCCATATGATCTTTTTGTTCGGCTTCGGCTCTTTCATCTTCGGCTTTTACAAATGTTTTATATATTTTTCTTTCCCACCCAAAGTGAACATTGCTTATAATTCTTTCCGTTATTTCATTACAAAAAGGACATAAAATAGGTTCTTTTTCTATATCTTTACTATTAGAATAAAGATGTTCAGATATCTTATTGCATTTTTTACATTTATGATCATATATTGGCATTTTTTATTATTTTTCCTTATTATTTTCTATTATATATAATAGAAACATATGAAAAATATTATTATAGATAATTTAAACAATGATTGCGAAAGATTTTGTGAAATAGAAAATACAAATATTATACATCTATCAATAGATTCAAAATATAAAAGTGTATCTGTTAGTCCTGGAAAACATGTTATAAAAGTAAAAAAACATCATGATTTTTTTATAGATTGGTTTGTTGATGATAAGTTAATAGAAGAATTTATATTATTTGATTTGGTTTCTGATAATGATAGTGTTTTGATTATAAACTCTTCAGATAATTTTGATATTAATAATTCAGAGAAATTTAAAATTATAAATAAACAAAATAATATTCCTTTTTCTATACATTTAAATAAAGAACAAGTAGAATTTGATATTACATGTATAAAACCTAGTCAAATATCGTTTTTTATGCAAAAAGAATATACTAATATAACAACTAGGGGAAACGATTATTATAGTTTAACTTTATTTTTTTTTGATAATCATTGTAATGTTTTTCTCGATGAATTTAAAAATAATAGATTCGACAAGCAGTTTAGACAAAATTTACCTTTTTTTAAAATAGAAAAAGAAAAAAGTACTAAATTTATAATTAATAAAAAATTAAAAACAATTAAAATAATAAATGAATTAAATGAAAAACAATATAATTTAGATAAATTTTTTAATAATGATTTTGAATATCTTTATATAGAAGAAACATATATACAAAAAGAACCAGGAAAATATATAATAAACTTATATTAACTTTATTTTAATATTTTATATTTAATTTTTTTATTATTTGTAAGTTATCTGGATTTATTTTTATTGCTTTTGTGATAATTTCTTTATCTAAAAAATATATTAATTTGTTTTTTATTTCGTTAAATATTATGCTATTCTTTATTTTTTCTATAAAAGTATTAATATTTGATAGAAAAGCTTCCTCTTTACAATTTAATGAGTTGATCATATCTTGATTTTTAATATTAATCCTATAAGAAATATATGTATTAATATAATATCCATAATTATAAATTTCACTTTCGTTACATATAATATTTAAAATATTATTGTCATTTGAGTCATAAACTTTTATATCAAATTCTCCATTTGGCAATAATATATTTTCTATAAATAACATTAAATTATTGTAATCTATTTTTTTAGTATAAACAATATTAACAATATATTTCATAGAAGCACTAAAAAAATTATTATAATATTCCTTTGTTTTTACATAAGGTTTAAAAATACTAATTTCATTTTTTAATGTTTCTCCATCAATGTTTATACTAAAATCTATTTTTATATCATTATTTTTCATGAAATTTTCCTCTACAATATAATTTATTAAAACAATTCTATAATCGCCTTTAATTTTTTTTAATTATTTTAATAAACTTTTTCTAATTTTATAAATCGTAGTTGATATCTGTTTCTTCTTCATCAGCTTCTAAATCTGAAAAATCAACATATCTTTTTAATTTCTTTTTACTACGAGTTGGCTTTTTAACACTACCTTCTTTTTCAGGAACACTGGTAGACTTTTCTTCCTCTGGGCTCTTTTCTATTATATCAGAAGGATTAATATTTTCTGGAGGAGTTTGTTCAGGTTCTTGGCTAGGCTCTGCATAAGGATTCTGAGCCTCTGCCGTAGCTAGTTGAGCAAATATTTGACCCTGAGCCTGAATTTCCTGCATTCTTAATTGTTGAGCCTCTATTCTATCTATAATTTCACGAGCTTCCTCGTCAGTATGATTTAACAATTTTGTCAATATTGTAAAATCATCATAAATCATTGAACCCTTTATAGAAGATGCCAAATTATATCTACTACTTAACAACTCTGCCCTTGATAATTCTAACCAATCAGATGGAGATGTAAAATCTATCTTTATATCTTTAATATCACTATCAGGATATCCTTTTAATGTTAAATGTCTTATTGCTATCTGTCGCAAACCATATGACAAAACCTTTTGAACACGATAAATAGCCCTAGCAAAACGCATATCCTGTGTAGCAAAATTTGTTCTTGTAATTGAAACCTCTTCCTGAAATAAATAATTTTTCGGCAACTTCAGGGCAACCATCAATTTCTCACGAAAGTACTTTGTATCATCTATCTGATCAAGATTCGAATTGTATACAAATCCAATATTATTAATTGCAAATGTATGAAAATTATGATATTTTTCATTAACATCAATTGTTAATGTTCCAGTATCCATTTTTTCATTTAAATATTCGATTTTTACAATTCTATGATTTAGATATTTATGTTCTTTAATAAAATGTTTTGTATTTTTATATCCAAAATAAATTAACATTTTATTTAAATGGTTTGCAGTAAAACCTTTTGACTTTACACACTCTTTAAAGTTAGACCTAACTATATGTTTATTTAATTCAATAAAATGATTTATAAATTCTTTGTTTTTATTTAAACTATTTATTACTTGTGTTATATTATATCTTTTATTAAATATATCGACAACTGTTTTTAATAATTTATAATCAAATTTTAAAGATACTTTTTCTTTTATCATTTTTTTAAATTCTGGATTTGAAAATCTTTTTTTATTGAGCTCAGATAGTTGTTTGCTTCTTTTTTCCCATTTTTCTGGATTTAATATTTTTGATTTTTTAAAACCTTCTTTTCTTCTTTCTATACAATATTCTGAATAATTTTTATCTGATTTTAATCTATGTAAATATTTATTTAAACCAATTAATATATTTTTATAAGAAATAATTCTTTTTATTTCTCTTTGTTCTTTTGTTAAATTTTTAAAATATTTTTTAAGACCATTATGCATTTTTACTTTTAAATCTTTAGAATAATAATTAGTTGAATGAAAATCAGAATGATCTTGTAAATTCATCCAATATAAATTATCTGGATTATTATTATATCTATTATAATCTTTATGATGAACTAATCCTTTTTTATTTTCTTTATATTGTTCATTAAATAAAAATTCATTATAAAGATCTGTGTTTTTAAAATATTCAGCCACTAATCTATGAACGAATTTCCATCTTTTCGTATAATTATTGTATACTTGAATATAATCTCTTTTGTGTCCAGTAGAACACTTTCTTGTATAAAATGGAATTATGCTTTCACCTATAACCAAATCTTTTGCTTGAACTTTTCCTTTTCCAATAATTGGAAATTTATGATCTGGTGTACAAATTAATTCTTCATTATTATCAAATATAATTTTAACAACATTTGTATTTTTTCTTGTAATACCAGCCCAACTAATTAAACCTGGAACAATATCACCATTTGATGGATTACAACTATAAACCCAGTTTTGTTTTCTATTATTATATTCATCAATTATATCTTTTAATTTTAAAACTCTACCATCTAACAATGGAATGTTTGTATCTAATGACAAACATGCTCCCGGTAAAGTTTCAACTCTTGTATTTGATTCTGGTCTAGTTGGAATAAAGAAATCCTCATCAAGCGCCCACGGGTTATAACGTTCATCTATTTGTCCTGTATGTCTGTTGTATATTTTTTTCTTTTTTATTTTATCTTTTATTCTTTCTATTACCGCTTCGCCTTTATTAGGTTGTAATGTTCCAATATCTATGTAGAATATTCTTCTTTCTGTTGATCTAGTTAATCTGTATATTACCATAGCATCTTCCATTAGTTTTAGTAGATGCGCTATTCTTCTTCCGGCATATAGTATTGATATTCCATATGGGTAAAAGCCTCTTCTTTTATTTCCTATTTTCATATGTATTATTTGTTGTGGGGTGAATCTTATGGTATTAGATGTTGGGAATTCTCCGGTTGTTGTCATATATGCAAATGTTGGAATATTAATTGTTTGTTGTTTATTTTCTTGGTTATTAGATTTTATATCATTTACTACGGCTTGGTAATCTGGTCCAAGATATGATTGTTGGAATTCGATTAGTCTTCCTCTGACTGTTTCAATTCTGTACATAGTTTCAGGAGGTAGTTCCATTATTTTTTGTATTCCATATTCTGGGTGTTCGCTGTTTATAATTATTTCAAGAAATATATCTCCATTTTTGCATATATTTCTAGCCCATGACCATAGTGTTCCATCGTCAAGGTGTAGCATATTATTGAATAGCCATTCTAATTCTTTTTTTATTCCGTTGTTTGGTGTTTTTACATCAAATATTTTTCCATTTACATCTGGGACTGTTATTTCATCTGCATAAGTGTCTAGACTAGATGATATTTCTGGTATATTTTCCATTCTGTCATATTCTAGATATCTAGCTTTTCTATCTGTATGTTCTCCAACTTCTAGGAAGTCATTTAGGTCTGTTAGTTCTATGGAGTGGTTGAATGTTGATCCGCCTTCAAGGTATTCAGATGATCCTACTGAGTCGGCTTGTCCTATTCCCGCTCCAGAGAGTGATGATGGACTAGGTATTTCTTTAGAAAGATCTCTTGAAAATACAGAACTAAAAATATCAAATAATTTTTCCCATGGTTTCATAAATTTTCCTTAGAAAACAATATAATAATATTTATATATGTATATAATAGGAAAAATTTAAATAGATTGATATAGTTTTTTATTAAATCAATCCTATGTTTCTAACATTAGTTAGTTTAGTTTTTAATTTAGGATGTAAATTTGGTATTATTAATGTAAATGCTACATCATATTTTACTAACATTTTCTGAACTTCCAATGATAAATCTTGAAAATAATTTTCTGGAAGGTCTTTATAGAATGGAATTTTTTCTCTTCTTTCTTTTTCATTTTTTAATAATTCTGGATCAGAAGCCATACAATAAAATACAACATTTGGATCAGGATTTTTTATATAAAATATATTATCAATATTTTGACGTACTGCTTCATGTTGTACATATTTTGTTGGATTATTAATATATGATATATATGCTCCTTCTTGTTTAACAGCAGCAAATTGTACTTTTTCAGAAGGATAATCTTCAGGAATAAACATAAGTGAACATCCAAAAGATTTAACTGCTTTTAAACATAATTCTTATAATTCTGAGTTGCTATAATCGTTTTCTTTGCTTTTTTCTTCATTATTTGTATTCATGTAATCAATAAATTCTTTCATTTAAATTTATATACATAAAATTTATAAAATATTTTTAAAAAATGTTGATAATATTTAATATATAGCTACTAAAGATAATGTATATAAGAATTGTATATAAATTCAAATATTAGATTAGTATAAGGAGAATGTTGATGAAAACTAGAAAAATAGGACAAGAAACATTTGAAGCAATTCGAAAAAGGTCACATGATAATATTAGAGACGAGATTTGTAAAGCTAGTAATAAACTTCGAAAAGCTTTTAAAAAGAAACTTAAAGTTGAAAATATTAATGATGACTATGTTGTATTTGCTTCAGAAGATAATCCTAATATTTTCTTAAAAGCTCGTTATAGATTTACAGAAAATGATACTATTAAATTTAATAATTTTGAGAAAATAATATTAGACGAATCTTCAAAACAGAAATCAAGAAAGAAAATTTTAAAGAATATGATAAACTCTCTTCAAAATGATGATAATGAATCTGCAAATGAAAGTTGGGAAGAACTAATGTATAAATTTCCGATAACAGAAATGGTTAAAAAGAAAGCTGCAAAAACAGGACATGCTCCAGGAGATAGTGGATGTTTTAATGCAGATGAAGAAGACCAAGAAAGACAAGGAAAAATTAGATCATCTAGAAAATCAGATGGAAGATATGGATCTTTAACATCTACGTCTGATGAATTAATGACATTAAAAGCAGTTGATCCTTGTTTAGAGGAATACGCCCATCAACTTCCAAATTATATATCTTCGATGAAATATTTAATCGAAGCATTAAAAGATACGGACGAAATTGTCGGAAAAGACGAGGTTGAAGACGTAAAAATAAAGAAAAAAAATAAAAAAGACAAATATAACGATGATGAAAATGAAGATATAGATGATGATATTGAAGATGAAGATGACAAAGATGATGAAGATGAAGATGACAAAGATGATGAAGACGAAGATGACGAAGATGACGAAGATAAAGATGAGGATGAAGAAATAGATGAAGTAGAGGTAGATACAAAAGATAAAGATAATAAAAAGAAATCAATGGGTGTTAAGTCTAAAAAACATCGCGTTAAAGTTCATGCTGCAAGAAATAAGTTTTCAAAAAAAGAAAAAGACTCTGATTTTTCGGATAAAATAGTTCAAATTAAAAGAGATAACAATATGGGTGATGGAGAGGCAATAGAAGAGGCATTGATTGATATTGTTGCTGAAAATCCAGAAATTATATATGTATCCAAAGATGAATTATCTTCAATGATTTCTAGAATATTAGAATCTAGAGGAGAAAGTGGGTATGATTTTTATTTATGCGAAGATATTGCTATTGGTTTAAGAAAATTAGCTCACAAAATATATAATGATCAGGCTTATGATATTGCAAAATATTGTGCTATTGACGAAGTTGTTTCATTAGACGAAGAGGTTTCTGATGATGATTATGAAGCTTTTGAAGAAATTTCTTCAAGATATTATGAAGATATTTATGATAGAGCAAATAAACAATTTAAAGTCATAAACAATCTTTATGAAACTATAGAAAAAGTTGCCGATATATTAGAATCAGAAGCTGAAAATACAGAAATTATCAAAGATAAAGAAGTTCAACAGCTTATTTTAGAATATCGTAAAATAGCTGGTAGAATTAAATCTAATCCGTTTAATGAAAATCTTGTTAAAAATATTGTTGGTTCTTTATTAACAAGAGTCCAAAATGATTATACTTTAAATCAATTGGTATTCAAAGAACCCTGTCATTTTAGAGACAATATAGATTTAGATAAAAATGATTATGAAAAATTAACCAAAAAATCTACAAAAGACTCGTATATCGGTGACGAAGAGATGTACTCATATGTTTTAAGTGATAAATATTCTTTAAAAGAAAAAGAATTTGATCCTAATAAATTAGATTTATTTAATCCGGATAAATATAAAGATTTTAATGTTATGAAAAATGGAGTTGTTCAAAACCCAATGGCTCCTAAATCTCTCGATTCGAGAAATTTAGATTTAAGCTAAAAGGAACAAATTAATGGAAAAAGAAAAAAAATATTTAATATGTGATTGCGTTGGAAGTTCAATGATTGAAATTGAAGTTAATGAATCTGCAAATTCTAATGGTTTTGTAAAATTTAAAGGTAAATTTCAAGAAGCTGAAGTTAAAAATAAAAATGGAAGATTATATAGATATAATCTTCTTGAAAGAGAAAGATGCAGATTAGATCCAATAATATTAGAAAGAAGGTTATTTGGAGAATTAGATCATCCATCTGATTCTATTATCCATTTAGAAAATGCATCACATTTAATAACAAGACTTTGGTGGATTGATAATGTTTTATATGGTGAAGGAGAAATACTTCCAACTCCAGCCGGAAAAATATTAGAAACTATTATTAGATGTGGAATTCCTGTTGGAATATCTTCTCGTGGTATTGGAAACGGAAAGACAGATAAAGATGGTACAATGATAGTTGATGAAACTTTCAAATTAATTACATTTGATGTTGTCGCTGATCCTTCTACTCCAAGCGCATTTGTTTCACAACAAATTGGAGAAAGTATAAAAAACCGTTTTCGTAATAATCCTCAAAAATTTCAACAAAAAAAACAATCTTCGTTAATAAATACTACTAACAACATTAATAGAAACAATAATGTAGATTCACATCAATTAATAGGATTAATTGGAGAACTTTTTAAAGAATCAATTAAAGATTAAATATATAAAAAATTTTAATGGGAGATTAAAACATGTCAAGATTAAAAGATGTTATATTAGAAAGCGTAAAAAATCTTATTCCTAGAGATCAGGTTTCTAATGTCGAAAGAGCTATTAATGAATTTGTTGAAAATACAAGAGAAAATCTCAAAGAAGAATATGAAAGAACATTAGAATCATCATATAGTGAATGGGATCAGCAAATGAAAAGCATTAAAGAATCTTATGAAAATAAGATTGAAGAAATTAAAGAACAAAATGAATATAAATTGCAAGAAAATATTGATAAAGCAATTGAAGGATATGAACAAGCTAAATTAGAAATTCAAGAAAAAGATGAACAATTACAAAGACAAGCCAATGAATTTGAATCATTTCTAAATGAGCAGTATGAAATTGCTAAGAACATGATTGAAGAAGAAAAAGCTTATAATGAACAATTAGAGCAAAACTTATATGAAGAATATATGAGACAAATAGAAGATATGAAAAATGATCTTGTTGAAAAAATCGATGGATTCCTTGAAGAAAGAGTTGATGAAATTACAGAAGCCGTAAAAAGAGAATTACAAAATTCTCCAGAAATTCTAGAACATAAAGTTGCATTTGATAAAATCAAAAAAATCGTATCGTCTTCTCTAAGCTCTAGTGAAATTGATGATTCTGTATCTGAAAAAATAGAAAATTTAGAGGAAAGTATTAAAAGATTAAAGGCAGAAAACAAAACAATTAAAGCTAAAAATATGAGACTTTTAACAGAAAGTTCTTCGAAAAAATATCGTCCTAAATCACTCGAAGATAGAGGTATTTATAATAAAAAAGATAAAGGTATTTATACTAGAGATGAGGATTTTAAAAATCGAAAGATTGATTTAGATGAAGATGATGATGATGACAATGAGTATAATGACAATGATTATAAAGATGATATTGATTATATTAAAAATAAAAACAGTATATATCGAGGTGATGATATAGAAAGAAGAATACAAAGAAGGTTATCAGAAAGAAATGCAGAGGAAGTAGAAGGTCGCGGAAGTGTAATTTCTGAACACGAATTAATTACAGAGAGAGCCGTAGACAAAAGAGCCAATAGAAATATTATTATGTCTGAATCTGATTATATGAGAAAATTAGCAGGCATAACAAAGTAAAAAATTTTATATAGGAGTAAAAAACATATGGATATTAATAATATTCTAATCGCAGAAGCAACTAAACTTGAAGAAAAATGGGATGAAAGTGGATTACTCGAAGGTATAGATGATATATATACCAGAAGAGTAACATCTGTCCTATTAGAAAATCAAGAGCTTCTTAACAGACAAATACCTATTAACGAGGCTCTTACTGGCGGAACTGATACTTCAGACGTCGCACAATTCCGTAGAATTTCTATTCCTCTAGTAAGAAGAATTTATCCTCAGTTAGTAGCTAATAAAATCGTTTCGGTTCAACCTTTACTTGGTCCAACAGGACTTGTTTATTACTTAAGATTTCGCTATGGAACAGATAAAGGAACTACTCTTGGTCAAACTAATAAAGACCAGCCTGTTGGAACAGCTGGTGCTGAAAGCATTACTATGCAACAGCAAACAGATGGTGATGCCAACTTAGATATTTGGTATTCTCATCAAAGAGTTGCTGGAGAATCTGTATCTACTGTAATTACTAATACAACTACAGCAACAGGTGTATTTTCCCATACACCTATTCTAAACAATGGAACACTTTATGCAGATATTTCTGATGCAAATGCAAATAATGCTGTTACGGCTGCAACAGCTGGTGGTTTTCCTGGTGGATATGGCTCTCCATTTGGAACTAATGTTCCTTATATGGTATGGGGAAAATTTACTTGTAAAGATACAGATAAAAATCAAACAGTTACATTTGATTTTTCAATTAGTTCTGCTTCTACATCTGTATTTAGATGGGTTGGAACAACAGCTGCTCTAGCCGCTGTTGACGAATCTGTTAATGGAACTTTAACTAATGGAACGTATAAATATGATATTACAAATACTGCAATTACAACTGATATAACGCTAAACGAGGTTACTTTTAATCCAACAACTGGAGTGATTGTTTTTACAGGAACAGGATTTGTAAATACAAGTGCTGGTGCTGGTGCTGATGTTTTAACTATTACAACTTCTACTTATGAATATGACATGGAATGCAATGCTGATATGCCAGAGGTTAATTTGGTTATTGAATCTGAGTCTATAGTCGCAAAAACCAGAAAGTTAAAAGCTGTTTGGTCATTTGAGGCACAGCAAGATCTTCGTTCTCAGCACAATATTGATGCTGAGGCTGAATTGACTCAGGTCTTGGCAAAAGAAATCAATCTTGAAATTGACAGGGAAATTATAACTGATCTTCGTAGAAATGCTGGAACAGTTGCTACTTGGGACTTTGCAACGGCTCTTGGCGATACTATAAAAGAAAAGTATGAGTCGTTGTATATTAAAGTAGTTGAAATTTCCAATATCATTCATAGAAAAACATTGCGCGGTGGCGCAAACTGGATTGTGACATCTCCAGAAGTTGCATCTATTTTTGAAACTGCAACAGCTGGTTTTGCTCCTGCTCCTTCCAATAATTTTGAATCTTCATTAGGAATTCAATATATTGGAACAGTAAATGGTCGCTGGAAAGTGTATAAAGATCCCTTATTCCCTCGTGGTTCTATTCTAATGGGATATCGTGGTGATAGTTATATGGATAGTGGATATTTCTATTGTCCGTATGTACCATTAACACAAACTCCCGTTGTGTTGGATCCAGACAGTTTCTGTCCTCGAAGGGGTGTTTTAACCCGATATGGAAAGAAACTATTGAGAGAGGGTGCTAAATTTTACGCCAGAATCAGCGTCCAAAATTTCGTGATATAAGTTTAATAAAATCAACGCTGTATGAATTTATTAGTGGGAAGACGAAAGTCTTCCCACTTTTTTATTTATTGTAGATATAATTAAGCGAGTATATATTTTATTTATTATTTTGTTATGATTATAAAATGGTTATATAAAAATGTTATTGGAAAAGACAAAAATATTGATCCAAATAGATTTAGAATAATTAAGAAAAAACATATAGATAAATATAATATAATTTTAGATTTAACTAGTTATTTAAATGATAATGCTTCTATTTCTGAAAGAATATATTGTATAATTAATGGATTAACTAAAAACGTAAAATGTAATAATATTAATTGTCAAAATAATAGTAAATTTTTATCTTTTAATCTAGGATATCAAAAATTTTGTTGCAGAAATTGTTCTCATACAGATAAAAATGTTAAAAGTGTTATTTCTAAAAAAATAAAATATAATTGGTCATTATTAACAAATGATCGAATACAATCTAGTATAAATAAAAGAAAACAAACTTGTTTAAAAAAATATGGAGTAGAACATGCTGTTCAAAATATTAATATCAAAAAAAAGATTTCTGATTCATTATCTAAATTAAACATATCATGTTTTAATGATTCAAATGTACAATTAAAAATTCGTAAAGTATTTCAAGAAAAGTATAAGTCTAGTTCTCCTTTTGGATCCAAGTGTATTCAAGAAAAAATAAAAAAAACTAATTTAAAAAAATATGGCGCACAGAATGTTTTTTCTTCTACAAAAATTAAAAATAAAATTAAAAATACTAATATAAAGAAATATGGCTGTGATAATCCACAAAAATCAGATAATATTAAACAAAAAACACAAAATACTTGTAAAATCAAATATGGTGGAAACAGCTCGTTGTGTTCTAGTTATATTCGTCAAAAAGGAAAACAAACATGTTTAATAAAATATGGAAAAACAAATTACAATCAAAAACATATAAGTGATAAAAGTCTCGCGTTATTGCAAAACAAAGAATGGTTATATAAAGAATATATAAATAATAATAAGACGTCCAAAGAAATAGCCAAACAATTAAATGTTTATTATACGACTGTTCTTAGTTATTTACATAGGCTAGAAATTCCAATAAGATATGAAAATTGTATATCATCTTATGAAAAAGAAATAAGAGAATTTATTAAAATTAAAAATATTATCTTTAATGATAGAAAGATAATATATCCAAACGAATTAGATATATATTTACCAGATTATAAATTAGCAATTGAATTTAATGGTTTATATTGGCATTCTTCTAATAATGTTTATTCAGATAGTAATTTAAAAAACAAGCATGCAATAAAAACTGATATGTGTAATTTAAAAGGAATACAATTATTTCATATATTTGAAAATGAATGGATAAATGATATAAAAAAGAATATATGGAAATCAATTATTAATGATAAAATTGGAAAAAATATATGTATAAATTCCAAATATTGTAATATTGTAGAAATAAAAAACTGTAATGATTTTTATAATAATAATCATTTATATGGATATACTAATTCTATTATAAATATAGGATTATGTTATAATAATAAATTAATTTCTGTTATGTCATTTAGGATTCCAAGATCTAATTGTAAATATCAATTTGAATTGTCTAGATATAGTTCTTTAATTAATTATTCAATTATTGGTGGATATAACAAGATATTTAATTATTTTATTAATAAATACAAACCGAAATCGATTATAGCTTATGAAAACAGAAGATATGGAAACGGAGATGTATTTTATGATTTAGGATTTAAATATATTAACAATACTGAATACAATTATTATTATTTCCTTCCAAATGATTTAGAATTATATTATAATGATAAATTTAAAAAATATAAATTAAAATATTTTAACAAAGATTTAACAAAGATAGAAAATATTTATAATAATGGTTATAGAAGGATATGGGACTGTGGAAATATGGTTTTTGTATGGAATTAATCGTTATTAATAATTATTGTTTCTTTATATTCTATTGATGTTATTATATCAACCATTCCTTTATTTATTTCACTTATTTTTATTTCATTGATTTTATAATCTTTTAATATTATAAAGAAATATGATTGGTTTAGTTCATTAATTTGTTTTATTATTATATCTCCAGAATGATCTTTTTTTAATATAATTTCTTGAAGAGTATTAGATCCTGATCCGTCAAAAAATAACTTAAATGAAAAATCAGCAACGTTTGTATTTTTATCATTAAATATAGTTATATTAGATATATTTTTAGCATATTCATATAGATGTTTTGTTTTATCATTTTTTTCATTAATAAATATTATTTTATATCTTCCAATTATTGGAGATTCTATATTATTAAAATTTACTTGTGTTTTTAATTTTTTTGAATTTATTATTTCATTTTTTATCATATCGAATTTTTCATGATTTTCATAATATTTTAACAATTGATCTTTTGTCATAATAATAGTTTTCATTTATTACTCCTTTTATTATAAGAAAGACTAAAATAAATAATTTTAATATAATATTTTATATAATATGAACTATAAAGGAGTAAAACATGTATGTTGGAAAATCTTAAAAACAATACTTTAGTAAAGATTAGATATGATTGTAATGGTGATTATAATAGATGTGGTAAAGAATTTTTTATTAAATGGAAAGATGCCAATAAAAATTTTATTAAAAATCATAATAAACATATTTGTAGATCATGTTCTTTGAAAAAGAATAATCCTATGTTTGATCAAAAAATAATAGAAAAAGTAAAAAAACCTTATAAGTTTGATTGGAAATTAGATGATATAAGTGACGAGCATACAAGAAAAGTGGTATATATTTTATTAAAAAATCAAGTCAAATATAATGATATATCTTTTAAGGAATATAATTGTTATGGAATTGGTAAAAAATTTTTAAAAATTTCTTTACCAATAGTAAAAGAAATTTTTAAAAATTTAATAATAAATGATATAGTATCTATTCAGCCAACCACCCAACCAACTGGAAGTGTATATTATTATAAGACATCAAAAGAAGATTCAGATGAATTTTCATTAAATGTTTCTATAGAACATGAAAATATATCTGTTAATACCAAAAAATTTAATACTCCTTTTATGTTAAATATTGATAAAGAAATTTTACATGATAATAATTTGATTTTAGAATCAAATATTATAAAAGATTTTATATATTCAATAAAATCAGAAATAGATAGGCAAATAATTAATGATATTATATTTAACGCAGGAATAGAAATGGATTTGGATTTTTCGATAGTTGATGGGAAAACAGTAAAAGAAAAATCTGATTATTTATATCATAAAATAATGGAAATATCTAGTATAATATATAAAAATATTTTAACTAATTATGGTAATTTTATAATAACATCCATAGAAAACATATCAATTCTTGAAACACGTGTTGATTTTGAAAAAAATTTAAATATCGATGAAAGTTATGGAATTAAATTTTATGGAATATTAAATAAACAATTTAAAGTATATCAAGACGTATTGTTTCCAAAAGATTTGATTTTAATGGGATATTCTGGAAAAGATTGTTTAAAAATATAGTCCATATGTTCCAATAGTTTTATCACTACCAACGCTTGATTGTAAAAATTTTAAATCATATAATGAATGTTTATCAAGATATAATAAAAAAATGATCAATAATAATTATTATGCAAAAATAAATATTAAAAATTTTAATATTTAATATTATATTTTATATAATTTTTTTAATAATATTTAATAATTTTCTATTATTTTGTATAATATAAAATGATTGTTTTTCAATAATTATCTTTATTATTTTTGACTATTTAAAGCTATTGATAAATATTTAAAATCAATGTATTCAAATATTATATATTAATATATGTTTATTTTATTTAAACTTACATCCTCAGAATCTCTTCTGGTAGGATGTCTTTCTGATCTAGAAGGTTGGTATTTTTTAGTAACAACTTGAAGTCTATATTTTTTCCATATTTTATATGGTTCAGAAATATTATTTTCAATGATTTCCCATACAGATCCAAAATCCCATTTACAATATATTAAACTTTTTAATTTTGGTAATTCTCCAATTGTTTCTTTCCATTCTGTTAAATTGAAATTAAATATCATTTCATCTGGTGAATCAATTCCAAAAATAGTATGCGGCTGAGTTGGTCTAATTGGAGTAAATTGAGAATAAATATGATATCCTTCTTGAGAAGTTATTATATCAGAAGCTTCCATATATAACTCATCATAATTTGTATCTAAAAAAGATTTATAATAAATTACTTCACTTCCACCTATTTTTATTTGTTCTCTATCAAGTCTATCAAATAATTCTGTGTCTGCTTGTTTTATTGGATATGTTTGCATGCTTCCAAGTAAATTAAAATTAGATCCGTCTGTTTTATAAATCGCCATAATATAATTTTCCTTTTTATACTATATATAATAAATATTTTGTTTTTTGATATAAATTAATATTGATTTTTATAATAAATAATTTATAATATAATCTTTTTAAAGATGTATATAAGAAAATATTTTATAAAATAAAAAATATTAAGATAATATATAATAAATAATGAAAACTTTTAAAGAATACATGTTAGAATCAGAAGAAAATAATTTAAAGATAGGAAAGGTATCATTAAATTTATATAAAAAAGATGATAGAGAATTTGTTATAATAAAACCTGATATTAATCAAAGCGATGACCATAAAGAAATAGCTAAAAATTGGATAAACAATCATTTTCTAGATAAAAGTAAATATAAATCTGGAACGACTAGTTTTTCAATTAATGATTGGAAAAAACCTGGAGGTTTAGGTGAAAAATTTGTTGAAGCTATTAAAAAATCAAAAAATACAATTAGTTGGGTCGATTTATCAGAAAAGAAAACAATAATGAAAGGAATAAAAGGATTATCTGATAATCAACAGTTTGGTGAATTTCCAGGATCTTCTCCATTAGGTGGATTATTTAGAGGTGGAATGGGTGGTGGAATGGGTGGTGGAATAGGTGGTGGAATAGGTGGTGAATTAGGTGCCGGTCTTGGGATTGGAGGAGGATCAATGCCCCCTCCAGCTCCTTCTTCTCAATCTCCTGATTTATCTAGCGGTGAAACATAAACGTTAAATAATAATTATTTATCAATCAAAATTTTAAGTCAAATAAATAATATATTTGTATTATTTTATAATGTTTTCTATAATAAATTATATTAATGAAAATTTTACTTTTAAATGAACATATAAATCCAACAGTTCAAAATTTAATACATTATTTTTCAATAAAATTAGGTCCAAACCAATTTAATTGGACTGGAAAAAGATGGTATAGAGAAAGCTTTTTGCCATTTAGCGAAATGGAAGAAATCTCATGTGTTTCAGAACCAATAGCATTAACAAGATTACAAGATGGTTATTATGATTATGTTATATTTTCAGATTCTTCATTGTTTGTTTTTATTTCTTCTCATCTTAAATCAAAGACGAAAAGAGTTATTATAGATTCTATAGATAGTTCTCTTATACCAGAATATTATTGGAATAATTGTGAGATATATTTTAAAAGTCAGTTTAAAGAAAATACGATTATATCAAACATAAATATTAAGGGAAATCAAAAAAATATAAAATCATCAGATTTAAATAAAAAACTTTATCCTTTTTGTTTATTAACTTCATTTAAAATTAATAATGATTTATATAAAACTCATTGTGAAGAAAATAGAGAAAATATAGATGTTTATTTTTCTGGATCTGCTTGGCCGAAAGACAGAATAAAATATATTAGTATGTTAAAACAATGGCCAGATATTAATTTTTTTGGAGGATTATATAATAGAAAAGATTTAAGTTTTAATGTAGCTTTCCCGGATAATATTAAATGTAGAGAATTTAATATGATTGAATATATTAATTTATTAAAGTCTAGTAAAATTAATATATCTCTTAGAGGAAATGGAGGAAATTGTTTTAGACAATTTGAAATATTATATTTAGGTGGATTTTTATTAGTTCAAAAAACAGAGAATAAATTTGCATATATAGAACCAGAAGATAAAAAGCATTGTGTATTTTTTAATAACGAAAGCGATTTAAAAGAAAAAATTATGTATTATTTAATTAATAAAGAAGAAAGAAAAGAAATTGCTAAAAATGGAAAAGAGTTTTTTGATGAGTATTATAATCCAAGAGTTTTAGTAAATTATATACTAGAGGTATTAGAAAATCATGAACAATAAACAAATTATAAAACAAATAAAAGAAATAGTTATATCTGAAAAAACAGAATATAAAAGTTTACAATATATTTCAGAAAAATTAAACATTAATAAGATAGAATTATTAAAAATAATAATAGAAAGTCCTGAATTTATTTGTACATTTAATAATTCAGAATACAATTCAGAAATCGGACCATATATCGAAATAGTTGAAAATAGAAAAAATAAAATAAAAAAAATGAATTTAAATAATAAAAAAAATTATAAAAATTTAATTAGAGAAAAAAGAATATTATATTTAATATCTGAATTAATAAACGAGAAAAAATCTTTAGAAAGTATATTAAAAAGATTTTCAATTACATTTAAGTCATGTGACAAATTATTATATGATGAATTTATTGAAATTATGAAAAAATATGATATTATAATTTCTGAATTAATAAAAAACAATGATATTTTTAATAATGAAATTTTTGATTTAAGAAACGAAAAATGATAAAAATAGCAGTATTATGTGTAAGAAAACAATGGAATAATGCCCCTTCTTTTTTAATAGAAGGAATTAAAAACGGAATAAGAAATATATCAATTAAAAATATAGATTTTTTTAAAGATATACAAATAATTTTTGTAAGATTAGATATCCACGAACCTGAAAGATTATATATAGATCCAAAAAAATTAAAAGGATTTGATTTTATAATATTCCCTATATGGATAGGAAAAAGAATATCAAAATGTAATTTATTTGATATTAAATCTAAAACAAATGCTAAAATAATTTCATATTCTGGATTTGCTCCATTTGATGATAAAAAAGATTTTGAAATAACTAATAATGAATATAAGTTTTTATCTAATAATCAAGAAGAATTAAATAATTTTAACTCAATAGATAAATTTTTTGTAATTAAAAAGAAATATATTAATAATAAAGAGATAGAAATAGGATGTGGTCAATTTGATTGGATATATCCAGAAAAATCAGATTATAATGGAATAATTGTTGATTTTTGTAAAATAAATTGGGATGAACCTATATATTATAATTTAAAAAAAGCATATAGTGATATATTAAAAAAATGTAACGTTCAATTTATACAATTTGGTAATTACCCATTTGTTTTTGAAAAATGTGGAAATCTATATGGTCCAACTTCTCATTATAGAAGAATATGTAAAGTATATAATAAATCAAAAATATTTATATGTATGAATGAAAGTTTTGGATATCCAATATTAGAAAATCAATATGCTGGAAATTATATATTTTTACATGAAGATGCTAAAATTCCAAGTTTTTATTTAAAATCTAATAATATTATATTATGGAACACGAATAATATTGTTAATAAAATAAATAATGTTTTAAATAATTATAGTAAAAATACTCCGTTTAATATAAGAAATGATTTTATTGAAAATTATCCGAATTTAATATCTTGGGAAAAAACTGTGAGAAATATAATAAATGAAATACAAAACTTTTGATATATTAATTGTTTGCAATTATTATTCTAATTATTTAAATGCATCTTTATTTTATTGGAACAATGTGTTATATAATAAAGAATTATACAGAATAATTATAATAAGTAGTAATAAAGATTACGAAACCGCTCGAGTAGTATATAATTATATTAATAATGGATTTTTTAATATCTGTTTAATACCTTATTCTGGTAATGATTATAATAATAAAGGATTAATGATAAATTATTGTTATAATATAATAAAAAAAATAGGATTAAACCAGTTTTTGTTTTTAACTGATGCCGATATTATATTTCCTCCTGATATTTTATTAAAAACATCATGTAATTTTATTGAAAGTGAAAAATTATTAATATCGTCATATAGAGAAGATATTTCTAAAGATGATATAGATCTATTTTTTAAATTATATAATAATAATGAAAATAATAAATATTGGGTGTGGGAAAATATAAAAAGAGAAGTATTATATCCATCACCTTTTATGGGATGGTTTTTAACATTTAAATCAGATTATTTAAATAAAATAGATACAATTAAATTAGATTCAATTAAATCACATGTAGGATATGATGTAATAGATTATAAAATATATGGACAATTAAAGTCATTAGGTTTATATGAAAAAATAATATATTTTGATAATGTACCGTTACATATATATCATGGAAAAAAAGGAGAAAACTGGAAAGGAATAAAATATATAGATTAAAGGAGATAATAATGAAAAGTTTTAATCAATATATAAATGAAATGAGAGAATACGACGAATTAAAAGAAAAAGATAAAGAACAACTAATAAAACAAGATCCATATAATATAAGATATTTGACTTATCCTTCTATTGAATTACAAAAATTAGCAGCAAGTTTAAATGGTTTAGTTTTGCAGTTTTTACCAAGATGTCCAATAGAAGTTCAAAAAATAGCAGTATTGCAAAATAAAGACGCTATTGAATATATTGATAACCCGAGTGAAGAAATATTGGAATTATTAAAAAAATAATAATATATAATATTATATTGTTATTAAGGAGAAAAAAAATGATTGATTTAAAAGAATCTTTTACTATGGATAATGATTTAAAGTCATATATAGATAAATATGATAAGTTTTTAGAACAACAATTTATTAATAATAATCAAAACCAAAACCAAAATGGAAATATTCAAAATCAAAATCCAAACACCCTTCAGCAAACCCAAAACCAGAATATTTCTAACAAACAAGGGGCAATAAATATTCCTGTTAAAACACAACAACAAACCAATCCAAATGTAGAAAAAGTTAAACAAATTGCTTCTAAGCTAAAAACTGATCCTAATTTAAGTAAATTACCAATAATATCTCAATTAATACAATTAATTGACGGTATTAATTGATTTTGTAATATAAAAAGGATAAATATAAATTGGCAAACATAACAGATAAATCATTTGCAAATAATCCAGAAATACAAAAACCTAGAATATATACTCCTAAATCTAATGTATCTAGACATTATATTTATGGGTATTCTAAATGTATAAGAAATACAAATAAAGCAATGATGGATTTATTTTCTGATACAACTATTATAGACAATGATATAATATATCCTGTTCCTATAATTTTTGGTTCTCATGAAAGAGCCGCTATTTATGTTTTTGGAGAACAATTTGTTAAAAATCCAGATAGACAAGAAGCTGGATTGGTTGATAGAATTATATTGCCTGTCATGGCATTAAACCCTGGGGATATATCATTAGATGAAAATCGTTATATATATCATAAAGCTGATATTCAAAGAGCTTACGGTAATGAAAAAAGAAACTTTGACGTAGTTTATAGATTTGCCAAAGGTATTCCGGTTAATTTTAATTATACATTAAATTTATGGTCAAAATATTATGAACATTTAATGCAAATGGTTGAACAAGTAATGCAAAAATTTTCTTTAGTTTCATATATAACTATAGAGGGGATTCCTTGGGAAACTCCTGTAAAACTTACTGGTTCTACGAATAACATTAACATGGAAGTAGAGGATAGCCAAGTTAGAATATTAAAATATTCTTTTTCTATTGTAGCAGAAGGGCATATAACTCAACCAATTCGTAGAGACAAGTCGGTTTTACAAATTACTAAAAAATATGTTATATTAGGAGATTTAATGCCTAGTGATACTATTGACGAACAGACACAAGAAGTAAAAGAAGGAGAAACTCCTAATGACAAATAATTATACAGGAGAGTAAAAATGATTTATCGAGTAACTAATAAAAGACGCGGTCCTATTCAATTAGCTTTAAGAACAAGAGATGGCGGTGGAACACATGTTATTACTTTGCCATGGAAGTCTACTCTTGATATACCTGAAGAGAAATTTAGTGATCAGATAACTGCTTTAGAGAACAAGGGTGACGTTATAGTTGAAAAAATATATAAAGTAAAGTAATTTCATTATTTATATTTTTGAAAATACCGTCTATTTTTAGACGGTATTTTCATTATATTCTACGATTATATTTCCACAATCCCATATTTCAATCATATTTTTATTATTTTTATTAAAACATATTTTATGAGGTTTTGTTAATGAATATTCTTTTTTTATGTTTATTTTAGAAAATATTCTTCTATTTAGATTTAAATATAATTTATCTATATTATATTGATTCATTATTTTATATATTATATTATTTCTATTAAAATCAATATTTATTTTATTAAAAATATTAATATTATTTTTATTTATTATAGCTATTCCTATTAAATCATTTAAATAATAAACTCCAAAATATAAACCTTTTAATTTTACATCTAATATTGAATTATTATTTATAAAATTTTTTATAATATTAATGTCAGATATTTTTTTTATAGTATGTTTTAATATGAGTTTATTTTTATTTAAATTATTATTAATAATGGATTTCCATATATTTGATTTATCAATCCATTCATTTTCAAATATATGTAATAATTTAATTCCTTTATGTTCGCATAAATTTGTTTTATTTATATGATAGTTTTTATCAAATTTAGAATGCCAATATAATCCATTAAATTCTATAGCTAATTTATAATCTGGTAAGTAAATATCTAGTTCATATGGTGGTATTATATTTCTAGAATTTTTTATTAAATTTTCTGATTTTAAAAAATCTATTATTTCTTTTTCATATTTACTTTTATGATTTTTATTTATTGGAATGTTGAAATATTTAAATTTATAATAAATTGTTTTTACATCTATACCTATTTCTTTTGATATTTCATTACATGATTTATTTAAAACAATATGATTATACTCAAGCCATTTTTTATTAAACAATAAATCTAATTTATTTTCTGGTATATCAACTCTTCTTTTTAATATATTTTTTCTTATTTCTATATTTTTAGAAGCAACTTCATGACCATATCTAATTAAATTAGTTTGTTTTAATTTGTTTTTTATGTGATTTACATGCATATAATTATCTTTTCCATATTTTTTAATACAATTATCTCTCATTTTTTGTTTAAATAATTTTGTTTTTGAAAAACTATTTTGTTTATATTTTTTAATAATAGTGTTTATAGATTTTTGTCTTATTTTATCATTTAATTGAGGATGATTTTTTCCATATTTTTCATTACATGTTTTAATTACTTTTTGTTTAACATCAAAATCATTAGATGCACATCTTGTAGAACAAAATCTATGATATCCTAAGTAAAAATTAATATAATTAACTTTATTATTGCAATTAATATTTTTACATGTCGTTTTTGATTTTATATTATTTAAAATACAATATAATCTTTCTGACATTGAAGAATTATTATCTAAAAATGATGTTTTATTATAAATAATATCAAAATAATTTTTATTACTTAAAACATATTCTTTTCTTAATCTAATTTTATTTAATTTATTATTTATAAATAAATTATTTAATATCCATTTTTTAATCATATTGTTAATATATAATAGTATGAAATTTAAAAAATATATAATAACTAAATCTAAAAAAAGAAAAAAAAGAAAATATTATCCATATTGTTTTTGTAGAAATTATTATTCAAAATATAAATCTAATGATTTAAAAAGTTTTAGCTATGGATCAGGAGATGCATATTTCCCAACTATTTCTGGGTCTATTTCTGATTCTAGTTCATTAGAATAATATTATAATTTTAAACAAATAATTTTAAAATTATTTAAAATATTTATATATATTATTAAATGTTATATTAATATAATAAGAGGTAATTTATGAAAAAAAAGATGAATTCATTTATTAGATGGAAAATAAGTAATTTATTAATTAATGAATCAGAATTTTATTTTCCAGAATCATTTATAGGTATAAAAAGCGAAAATGAAAATTCAATATTTGCAGAAATACCTGGAAGAAAAATTTATAAAGTTATTGATAATAATGAAGAATCTGGAATTATTACAATAGAAGATAATGATGGCGCTAAATTTAAACTAAATCAAGAAGATCTTACAAGAGCATTAGAAGAATCTGCTAGAGCAAATGGATGGCAAACAATACAATATCCTGTTGGTTATTTGTTTACAACATCTGGAACTGATCTTGCTAAATTATCTATTTATGATGGAAGATTAAAATCATTTTTGAAAGACAATAAAGATAATAAAAAAGATAAAAAAGAAAAAAATAATAAAAAAAAACAATAAACAAAAATGATATTAAAGAATCTTTTATATTAGAAGAAAACAAACAATTTAATAATAATTTAATTAAAGTCCTTCAAAGGATACAAAATCATTTATATAAAATTGATAATTCTAACCTTACTGGAAAAGAAAATATTATTGAAGCATTAAAAAAAATAGGTTATGATATAAAATTTGATGTTTGCAAAAAAAATGGAAAAAATCAAACTTTAATAAAATTAATACCTTCAATTGGATCTAAAAATACTGGTTCATTGGAATTTGATATAAAAGACAAAAATACTCCTCATAAGATTATAAATTTTTTACAAAATAATTTAGTAAAATAAATTTATTTATATAAATTTTCTATAATATAATATATAAATTTAATTTATATAAGGAGGATAATGTGAAAAAATTAATTATTTTTCTTGCTTTATCAATAACTTTTAGTTCATGTGCTACGAGTAAAAAAGCTATTGAAATAAGAACAAAACTCGCAACAGATACTAAAACCCAATTAATTGAAGCATCAAAAGAAGTTTCTAATTTAATAAATTATATTGTTACTGAAAAAACAGAAAAAGCATGTATTCAATTAAAACAAAAATATGACAAGGTATTGTCTGATATTCAGGAACAATATATTGGAGATCAGAAAGAAATATCTGAAAAATCAGCTTTGGCTGGACAAAATTATATAATTGGTATTCAAAAAATAAAAGAAGATAGTGAAACGGAAATTTCTAGATTAATTGTTATATCACAAAAAATAGATGCTGGTGCTAGAGCAGTAGAAGTTATAAATAGTATGGCTACAGAAGAAGCATCAGTAAAAGATCAATTGTTAAAAGATTTTTTTGCTTCTGGAATACCTGAAGAAATAGAAAAATCATTGACGGATGTAATTAGCAAATATTATCAGAATTCTAAATAAAAGGAGATTTAAATGGACAAAGAAAAAAAATTTATTGATGCTATATTAGATGGATTAAAACCCGGAGAATCTCAAGAAGATTATTCAAAAAGAATAGAAATTTTAGCTAAAAATATTATAAAAAATGAAGAAATTGATAGTTCCATAGATGATCTTAAAAAAGGAATAGATGTATCTATTCCCGTAACGGTTTCTAAACCAACAGTTGATGATTCTAGAATAGATTCCGATATAATTGCTCATAAAAAAGAAATAGAAAAAGTAAAAGCTGCTAATAGGGCAATTATTTCTGGAATAGCTACGTTAGTTGTAACGGCCGGAGCCGCTGCTGCTGGTGGAACACCATCTATTCCAGCATTAATACCAGTAATAACAGGTCTTGTAAAATTAATAAAAAATATTAATTCTGATGTTAATGACGAAGAAGGACAAAAAGCTTGGAAAGACAATCTTTCTGATATATCTAAAAGTATAAAAGAAGCTTTTTCTTCAAATAAACAAAAAGAATCTAAAGAATCTAATGATTCTTGTGAAGATGGAAGTTGTAATGATAAAAAAGATTGTTATGTTGGATCCAGTAATAGTACAACAAATTGTAATAATAATGATTCAAATTCTACTTCTTGCAAGAAATGTCCTAATAGTTAATAAATTAAAAGGCATAATAAAAAAAATATAATTTATTATGCCTTTTTTATTTTTTTATATAATATTTTTTATAATATTATATGTTTTTTCATTTAACTCGTCATTTTCTTTTACATTTAATTCTAAAAGTATTTTCTCTCTATTCATTCTTGTTATTTTATTATAAATCTTTAAAAACTCATCCCTGTCTTTTTCATAATACATCGAATATTTTTCACAACTATTATAAAGTATTTTTCTTAATTGATTAATTTTACAATCTTTATATTTCATATAATTTATATATAAAATATTTTTTTTAAATATTTAATTTTAGATAATATATATATTTATATAAAATTAACTGTAAGGAGTTAAACATGAGTGTTTTTAAAAATATTTCTAGTGGAATATTATATGTTCAAGGGTTTTTGAGAGAAGGCGATGGAACGTTAGGAGCTGGAGCTATAAAATATATTAATCCAAGTGAAACATTTACAGGATCTAACTATTACAAACGTTTTACTTATCAAGGATTAATAGATTCTGGAGTAGAAGAATCTAGAGCCGCTGATGAAGCGATATTAGAGTTAATTACAGATGATGGATTACCGTTTTCTGAAAATTTTACTAATATACCAAATTATCCAAAAGTTTATCATGAACTTATTGGAGCTGGAGACAGTGTAAAGCTTGATTTTTTTAAAGATCTTAATGGACCAGCATTATTTATGACAATAGAATCTGATCAGGATGTATATGTTTATTTAAATGGATCTGATTCTGCAAGAATAGATTTAGATTCTAGTACTTCATTGACATTTTCTAATGGCGAATTGTTATTAAATAATATTATTATATCAAATACTATTTCTGGATCTTCTAGTGCTGCTAGTGTTCAAGTAATAGTTGCCGGATTATTATAATTATAAAAATCTGATAATTTTTTTTAATACCTCCTATGATATTTAGGAGGTATTTTTATTTACAATATGTTATATAAAAATGATTCTAAAAAATATTCATTAAAAACATTACTTAATAAAAGAAATAAAATAGCAATTATAAGAAGACACGGTGGACTTGGAGATATTGTAAATCAAATGTGCTTATTTAAAACAATAAAAACATTATATCCAGAATTACATATTACTTATTATATACCTAAAAATTATTTTGAACTTGTAGATAGTAATCCATATATTGACGAAATATTAGATGTAAATGAAATGGATTTAAATAAATATGGTTATGTTTGTGATATATCTTATGATTGTGGAAAATATGAATCTTCAAAAATGCCATTTGTAGATAAGCATAGAAGCGATATATGGGCTGAATTATCATTAGGTATAAAATTAATAGATCATGATTTTTGTATAAAGCCAGACATTAATACAGTTGAGTTAATGAAAAAACAAATGATAGATAAGTTTAAATATACTGCTAATCCTAAAATAGCAATATGTCCAAAATCTGCTTCTGTTTCTAAAGATATACCAGATGATATTCTTGCAAAACTTATTAATTTAATGAAAAGTAAAGGCTACAATCCATGTGTTTTAGATTCTAGTTTAAGATCAAAAAATATAAATTCATTAACTATATATGGTCTATCTATTAAAGAATTTATTAGTATGATAAGTTTGTTTGACTATGTTATATCAGTGGACACAGGGACGTTTCATTTATCTGCAGCATTAGAAATACCAACGGTTGGAGTTTTTCCATGGACTGATTCGGAAATATTAGGAAAATATCACAAAAAATCAATATTAGTTCAGGAAATGCATAGAAATAAATCAAGTGATTTTGAGAAGTGCCCTTGTTGGAATTGGCCTACGTGTTTTTATAAAGAAAAAAACAAGCAATTTCCACTACCATGTATGAATAAAAACAATGAAAATGTTATATTTAATGCATTTAAAAATTTAATACAAAAATATGAAAGTAAATAGAAAACTTATAAAATACAAACAATCTCAAGATTATAATTATAATCTTGTAAAAAAAGATAATTATAGTTTTAGTATAATTATACCAACATCTTCTAGTAGATTTAGTCAATTATATGATTGTTTACATTATTTAAATTGTGTTTCTGGAATACAAAAATGTGAAATAATAATAGTAATATATGAAAATGATTATTATGAATTTAATAATGATTTTGATAATATAAAATTAAACATATTTAGATCTAAAAGAAATAATAATGAAAATAAATTTTGTTTATCTCATGCTAGAAATATAGGGTTAATAAGAGCAAAATATGATTGGGTTTTGTTATTAGATTGCGATATATTTGTAAATAAAAATTTATATAATATATTATATCCCTGTATGTTTAAAGGAGATAATATAATATACATAACTAATCGTATTAATATTAAATCAAATAAAAATAGAAGTGATATAGATATTATAAAAAATGATGTTGTTAGTATAAATGAAGATTTTACAGGATTTTTTCAATTTTATAATAGAATAACTTTAATAAATAGAATTGGTGGATATGATGAGAGATATCTGATGTGGGGAAGAGAAGATTGTGATTTTATTATGAGAGCTGGAATGGCTGGTATTAAAATAAAAAAAATAATATGTCCAGTTTATCATATTTTACATGAATATGAAAAGGAATGGAAAGATGATAAATGTGATGATATTAATTATAAATTACAATATCAAAATTTAGAAGAAAGAAATATTAAAATGACAAATATTGGTAATATAATAGACTTATGAGAATAAATAGAAAACTTATAAAATATAAAAAAACAAACAATGTTTCTAATCCAAAAGAATTATACATAACATGTGAATTTAGAGATAGATTTGGAAATAATATGTTTCAAATTGCAAATGTTTGTATGTTATCTAAAAAATATAAAACAAAATTAGTATTTAATACGTGGAAATATAGTGATTTATTTGAATGGGATATTTTATTTGATAGTAATTTATTTAATTCAATAAAATGGAATCATTATTTAGAAAAATCATTTAGATATAATAATATAGTTTATAATGGTGGAAATGTTAAATTTCATGGATATTATCAATCTTATAAATATTTAGATGAAATTTTTATAAAGAGTATTTTTAAAATAAAAGATAACATAATACAAAATATATTAGATAAATATAATTATATCTTTTCTAGAAAAACGACATCTATTCATGTTAGAAGAACGGATTATCTATATGATAATGATCATCCATTTATAGGAAATGAATATTATAATGAAGCTATGCAAAAAATGAATAGTATAACTGATCTTTATGTAGTTTTTAGTGACGATATAGAGTGGTGTAAACATAATATAACATCAAGAGAAAAAGAAATGTTGTATATAGAAAATAATCCAGATTATATAGATTTATTTTTAATGTCGATGTGTGATAATAATATTATTGCAAATTCTTCTTTTTCATGGTGGGGAGCTTATCTAAACAGAAATCCTTATAAAATTGTAATTACTCCTAATCCTAAAGAATGGTTTACTCCAAAAAGTCCTTCATATGATAAAACATTTGATTTATGTCCTGAAAATTGGATGATTATGGATAATACATAATATGATAGAATATATAAATGTACCAAAAATATTTAACAATATTCCTCAATGGAATAATCCTCCTTATCATAGAGGTCCTCATTTAGAAAAATATTTTGATAAATTTGTACAGAAACATTTAAAAGAAATTGATAAAAACATATCATATTTGCCTTTATATTGGACTGATTATTATGTTCCAAATAGTTTTGGAAAAGATAAAATAAAAATAAAAGATTTACAAAAATATTTAGATTATTTACCAAGAGATAAAAAGTATTTTACTGTAATTAGAAATGCCGATGGAGTTATGAATGATATTTCTTTTTTAGATATTATAGTATTTGGAGCTGGAGGTTTTGATAAAGGAGGTGTTGCTCATATTCCAATTCCCTTGTTATGTGATCCTATGCCAACAAACCACATAGATAAAAATATGAAAAAAGATATATTTGTTGGTTTTGTTGGAAGCGATACTCATAAAATGAGAAGAGAAATATTTAATAAATTTAAAAATATAAATAATTATTTTATTGTAGAAACCGGATGTAATAATTTCATGAATATAAAAGAATATTCGGAAATACTTTTTAGAAGTGTGTTTTTACTATGTCCAAGAGGATACGGCCAAACTTCGTTTAGATTATATGAATCTATGCAGGTAGGTTCTATTCCAGTGTATATTTATGATAATCCATGGATTCCATTTATAGATGAAGTTAAATGGGAAGATTTTTGTGTTTTTGTTCATGAAGATCAAATAGATGATATACCAAATATTTTAAAATCATTTTCTAGTGAAAAAATAGAACAAATGTCAAAAAGTTTAAGAGAAAATTATATAAAATATTTTACAATGGAACAAACTTGTAAAATGATATTAAATATTATTAATAAAATTTTATAAAATTGGAGAAATAAATTGGAAAAATATGATATATTTATTACTTGTTCAATGAAAGATTATATAAAAATAGACTTATGTTTAGAATATTTACATAAGCACATTAAAAATTTCGATAAAATATATTTAGTTACACCAAATCTTATAAATAAAAGTCAATTAGAAAAATATAATATAGAATATTTTAACGACAAAGATGTTTTGAATATTAATCCAATGAGATGGAAATATAGACCTAACTGGATATATCAACAATTCATAAAGTTATTTCAAAATATTACTAAAAATGATTATTATTTTACAATAGATGCTGATGTCATTGTTAATAAAGATATAAATATGTTTAATGATAATGGAAAACCAATTTGGTATTATGGAAAAGATCAAAATCATGCTCCTTATTTTAATTTTCAAGAAAAAATGTTAGGATTTGGAAGAATAGCAAATCATACTTTTATTAATGATACTAATTTTTTTAATAAAAATATTATAAAAGATATGTTAAATAGATATAAATTTACAGTACAAACATTTATAGAAAAATCATATGATATTATAGACAATAGTTGTTATCTAGGAGAACCAGAATTATATGGAAATTATGTTTTAAAATATTATCCTGATATGTATGATATAATACAATTAAAAACAACTAATATGGGAAAAAGTCAAAAAAATCCATTTGAAACGGTATATTCTATAAATGAAATAAATAAATTTATAAATAAAAATAAAGAATATGATATAATAGTGGTTCATTCTTGGTATAATGGATCATATAATTGTTGGGAATAAATATGATTAATTTTGTTTTAATCCATATAGGAAATGATTTTCCAAAACATATTTACGACTGTATTTCTCAAATAGAAATATTTAATAGAAATAGTAATATATTTTTATTAATGAATAATTTTAATCTTAAAATATTTGATTGTAATATTAAAAATTTAATAAAAATTAATATAGATGATATTTCAAATTTAGATAGAATCGAAAAATTTAATTCTATATCATATTTGTCTCAGTTTGGAAATAATAATTTTTGGCATATTACATGCCAAAGATTATTTTATATAGAAGAGTTTATGAGGTTAAATAATATTGAAAATGTTATTCATATAGAAAATGATGTATTAATTTATGAAGATTTTTCTAGAATATCAAATATATTTAAAATATTTTTTAATGATAAAATAGCTTTAAATCCTCTTGGTCCTAAATATGATACTGCAGCTTGTATTTATATATATAAATATGATATAATAAAAGAAATAAATGATTTATTAATACATTATCTTAGTTTAGACATAAAAAAATTACAAAAAATGACAGAAGAAAATTTAATTAATGAAATGGTATTATTAAAATTTATATCAAAGAAAAATACTGGAATTATAGATTATATGCCGTTAGAACCTATTGGTGAATTTTCAAGATATTTAGATTCATTTAATTCATTATTTGATAGCGCATCTTGGGGACAATTTGTTGGTGGAACTCCTCATGGTCATTTGCCAGGATGTTCATTTGATCATCATTGGATTGGTTCCAGTTTAAAAAATAATATATATAATGTTATATTTGATAATGATAAATATGGTAGAAAAGTTCCATATGTTGTTTTTAATCATAAAAAATATAAATTAAATAATTTGCATATACATTGTAAAAAATTAAAAGATTTTATGTAAGAGATTAAAAGTGGATCCTTATGGTTCTCATATTAAAATATTAGAATTTGTTGTAGATAAATTTAATATAAAAACGGTTTTGGAAACAGGACTTGGAAAATTTAGTACAAGTTTATTTATAAATAAATGTGATGAAGTAATAAGTTTAGAAATGCAAGATTCTAAATGGTATGATATTATATCTAATAAATTTAATGGTAGTATTAATTTTCATCCAAATTTATTATTAGGCCCATTTTCTGCATGTAAGTTTATAAAAAATATTGATAAAAAATTTGATTTAATATTTGTTGATGGACATTGGGAATCAAGGTGGATGCAAATAAACGTATCATTTTCAAAAACAGATTTAATAATTGCTCATGACTCTGAAGTAAAATCATATAATTGGCATAAAGTAATCTTTCCAGATAATTTTGTTTGGATAGATGTTATGAATTATATACCATGGACGGCTGTTATATGTAAAAAAGATTCAATTTACTATGATGAAATATTAAAAAACTTTAATACGAAATTAAAAAAAAGATTTAATTTAATAAAAATAGAAAAAAAATTCAATTTACTGTAAATAATAAAAAAATGTTTTTTATTAAAAAATAAAAGGAAAATAATAATAAACTTAATGGATTTAGAAAAAGAATATATACATGGAGATAAATTTAGAAATATTGCTCATTTTATATTTGATGAAAATAAAATTATTCCTTCAAACGAAATTTTAAAAAAAAATTCGATAATATTTTGTCATACTCATTTTGTAAAATATATATTTTCTTTAATTTCTAATAGTACATTTAAATATATTATTATAACTCATAATTCTGATTTTAATATTACAGAAGATTTATATAACAAAAAACCAAAAAATGTTATAAAATGGTTTTCTCAAAATGTTTGTATAGAAAAAAAAGATTTAATACCTATTCCAATAGGATTAGAAAGATTCTTTATACATGGAAAAGGAGGAAGTGGTGATATAAAATTAATAGAAGAAGAATCTAAAAAAGATAGAAATTTTATTAATCTAGTATATCTTAATATAACAATTGGAACAAATAAAAAAGAAAGAGAATTTGTATATAATAAATTTAAACAATATGATTGGGTAACTACCGAAAACAATAGAATACAATTTGATTTTTTTGCAAAAAAAGTAAGAAATCACAAATTTGTTATATCTCCACCAGGAAATGGAATAGATTGTCATAGAACATGGGAAACATTATATTTAGGATCTATTCCAATAGTTAAAAAAAGCCCTATGACTGAATATTTTTTGGATCTTCCAATATTAATAACAGATTCTTGGAATGAAATAAACGAAGAATATTTAAAAGAAAAATATAATGATATTACAAATAAATATTATAATTACAATAAAATAAAAATGTCATATTGGGAAAATGAAATAAAAAAATCATTTATAGAAATTGATATATGAGAATATTATTATTTAATTATAGTGATAGTATAAATTATAATGAACGAAAAAATATGAAATGGTCTAAATTAGATGAATTTACATTTTTTTTATATAAATATTTTTTAAATAGAAATGATATTGTTTTATATGATAATAACTTAATTCTAAAAAATAAAAAAAAATGTGAATTATCAAGAAAATATTTCAAAGAAGATTATTTATTAAATCAATTAAAAGTTGTAATAAGTAAAAAAGCCAATAAAAATTATTCAAAAATGAATGAAAATGATATTATTAATCTTTATAATAAATTTAAAGATTATTTACAAGAACAATTTAATATTATATTAAATAATACTCCAATTGATTTAATGATATGTAGAGGAAACTATGAATTAGATAATGTTTTATGTGAAATAATTAAAAATGAACTTAAAATTCCTTATATGTCTTATGAAAATTCATTTATAATTGATCATCTTTATTTTGATTCTTTCGGCCCAATATGTAATATAATGAAAGAAATGAAATATAAATGGAATATCATTGATAAAAATAATATAAAAATTAATGATAATGTAAGTAAATTTTTTAATTCATGTTTTTATGACAGGGGACAAGTGTCTCAGCCAGAAGAAGAAAATGATAAAATATTAAAAGAAAAAATCTTAAGTAAAAATAAAAACTTTAATTTTAATAAACAAACAATATTAATAGTTGGACAAGTTGATATTGATTCTGTTGTTATTTTAGAAGATACTTTTAATAATATTGAAAGTTTTATTAAATACGCTATTGATTCAATAGATAAGGATAAATATAATATAATAATTAGGTTTCATCCAAGAGATGTAATTGTATATAATTATTTTTATAATGATGATTATTATAAAAATAATTTTTGTATGTTTATAGAATATGAAGTAAATACTTATAATTTAATTAAATTTTCTGATATTATTATAGTTTTAAATTCTCAATTAGGATTAGAAGCCGCTTTAATGGGAAAACCAGTTGTTGTATGTGGAAATCCTTTTTATAATATATCAGATGGAATATATATTGATAATAATCTTAATTTATCTGAAGTAATACTTTCTGCATGTAATAAAGAAAAATTAAATGAAAAAGTATATAATATTAAAAAGTTTTTTTCATTTTTATATAATGACTATATGGTAACATGTGAAAATACAGAAGAAAATTTAAAAAAGATAAATCAAAAAATAAAAATGTCAATTGATTCAATTCATCAATTAAGTATTAATTAGTTTTTTATTTAATTATCGTATGATCTACCTCATAAATATTTATCAATAAATTTTTCAAAATTATTTTTTAATAATTTCCAAATTCTGATTCTAAAAATATCACTTATATTATATTTCCTTTTATAGATTCCATTATTATATTTTTACATTTATCTTTATCATTATTCCATTCGTTTTCTGATATATGTATTAATTTAATTCCTTTTTTATTACACAAATTTGTTTTTAATTTATGTCTATATTCTAATCCTTTATGCCAATAACTTCCATTAAACTCTATAGACAACTTATAATCCGGCAAATATATATCTAATTCATAAGGTGGTATAATATTTCTTACATTTGTTAATATATTAGGTAAATTAATAAAATCAACTATTTCTTGCTCGTATGAAGAACGTTGAAATCTAATAATTTTAATATTAAATTTGTGTAAATAATTTAAGACAGTTCTTTGAGAAACATTTAATTCTTTTGCTATTTTATTACAATTTTTTTTTAAATTACAATGTTGGTTTTTTAACCAATCTTTGTTGTTTAAATTGATTAATGATTCATCAGAAATATGAACCTGTGAATAATACTTTCCATTATATTTTTTTAATATAGAGTTAATTCCAGATTTATAACATTTTGGAATTACACAATAATATTTTTCTCCATATTTATTTAAACAAGTATTTTCAGCTTTTAATCTAATATCGTTAATTTTATTATGTATTTTATTATATATTTTTCTCTTAACTTCCTCTAGCTGAAACACTGATTTTACTCCATATTTTTTAATATTATTGTTTTCTATTTTTTTAATTATTTCTTTTGATTTACATGGATTATCTACTCCATATTTATTAATACATGTATTTATAACCCTATCTCTTCTTTCTTGTGTTTTACTATAATGTACTACTCCATATCTTAATAAATTAGTATTAATTATTTTATTCTTTATTTCTTCATCTCTAACTCCACATGTAGAACAACAATATTTTTTATAACCAATAGAAAAACAAACAAAATTAACAGATTTATTGCAATTTTTATTATTACAAATCATTGGACTATTAATATTATTTAATATACAATAAACTCTTTCTGATAATTTACATGTATTTTCTAAAAATTTAGTATAATAAATAATATTATTGTATATGTTTATATTATTTTTTTCTAAATAATCTTTTCTACATTTTCTTGAAATAATATTATTATTTTTTAATAAATTATTAATTATCCAATTTTTTAATTCATTTAGTTCCATAAACATATATTAACACATATATAAAAATTTATTTATATTTTTTAAATTTTATTTATAAATATAATTATGATAGATCAAACTTGTAATATATTAAAAGATTATTTGCCTAATCAATCTTTAAATGATAATATACTTCCAGAAAGTGAGTCGCCTGGAAGAACTTATAATTGCCAAACAGGTCCAAGATTCAAAAGAGAAAGAATAAGGTCCGAAATAGCCGATTACGTTTTATTAATGTTAGGAGCTCCCAGTATTGAAATTGAATTAGATAAACAACAATTATCTTTGGCTGTAAACGAATCATTAAAAATATTTGAAGAATGGGCTCCAGATCATTATTTTCAATATTATAGTTTTGTTGCATCTGCTGGACAATCTGTTTATAAAATGCCTTGTGATGTTGGAATGATTAGAGATGTAACTTATGCCGCAGCATTATGTGATGGAGCTAGTGAACTTGGAGGATCAATGCCACTAGGATGGATTGGAGACACAGGATATGGTGCCGGAGGATTAGCTTGGGGAGCTTGGGGGTATAACCGTTGGCAGCCTTACTGGGGTTACGCGGGCGAATGGGTGTTATTCAAGCAATATGAGGAAATGTTTGAAAGGCTTTCTAGTAGAAATGGTGGGTGGGAATATTTTGAAGATTTGCATTCTATTAAAATTTATCCAACTCCATCTGCCGGTGGTGGTATAGTAACAGTGCATTATTTACAAAACAAGAAAGATTGGGCAGAAGTTCATCAATTTATGAACGAGTATTCTTTGGCTTTAAGTAAAATAATGTTAGGAAGGATAAGAAGTAAATATTCTTCTATTTTATCAGCAGGTGAAGGAGTTCAGCTTGATGGGGATAGATTGTTAGAAGAAGGTAAAACTGAAAAATTACAATTAGAAAAAGATTTAATATATAAATGGAATGCTCCACAGCTTCCATTTATTATGGGTTAATTAAATCTACAATACTATTATTATTTTGTTGATTAGATTTTTTTATTTTCCATTTCGTATTATCCCATTCACATATTACTGATTCGTTGTTTTTATATTTATAATCTTTTATTAATAAAGTTCTGTTTTTATCTCTATCTTCTATTACGACAGCATATTTTTTATATTTTACTTGTCCTATTTCGTTAATTATACATACTGTTGATCCTGCTGATTCTAGAATTATATCATTATTTATTTTTAATTCTTCTTGTTGCTCTTGGTTTATTTTTTCTATTGTTTCATTTAATTTTTGGTTTGTTAATTCTTCTAAGTATTTATCTTCTTCAAAATATTTGTTTTTTTCTTGTTTATTTAATACTGGTTCTATATAGGTTTGTTTTTCTTTATATATATTTTCTATTTTAGGTATGTTTATATTTATTATTTCTTCTTTTTTAGTTATTTCTTTTGTGTTATATAATATTTTGTTTTTTCCATAATTATCAAAATTTATATATTTTATATCTTCATTTTTCCAATATTTCCCTTGATTTTTTAATATTATATTAGGTCCTTGTAATTCATATATTTTACCAGAATTTGTTTTTATCATAATATATAAATAAGATTTTTTAATTAATAAATATATATAATATTATGATTAGTTTTATAGAATATTATAGTGGTAGGGATTATAATTTTGCTCGTTGGTATTTGCTTAAAACTTTAGTTGTTTCTGTTGATTCTCCAAATAAAAATGTCAATCATATTTTTTTAGGAGAATATTTTAAGGCAGAAAAATTTTTAAATAATATGTTTAGAATAATTTCTGGTGGAAATACTAATTTAAAAGAAGGAGATATAATAAGAATAAAAAATCCTGATAATCATTTTTATACATTTATTAATAAAGATGATGTTATTAAAACTAGAGAAGAAATTTTTAAATAAAAATATGGAATAATAAAAAATGGGTGAATTTTCAGAATATATTAATTTGTTAAATAATAGTAAAATTATTGATAATATCAAAAATGATTCTAATAATTATATAAAAAATTATTTAAATAAATATTTAATTAGTAAAAATTTTTTTGATAAAAAAATTAAATTTAATGAAAATAATTTAGAAATAAATAATAGCAAAAATAATAATATTAATATTTCATGTATTACAAAAAGATCATTGTCTAATATAATATTAGAAGTTTATTTTAATAATGAAAATATTTTTAGTTATAAAATTAATCCAAAGTTTTATAAATCTAATTATATAAATAATTATATGAAACCTTTAGAATCAATAATAAAAGAAAGAATTAAAAATATTGTTGAAAAATAAAAAAGTGTACCTTGTAAAAGGTACACTTTTTTATTCGTAGTATTTAATTAAATTATTCTTTTTCTTCTATTGTTTCATTTTCATCTTTTATGTCTATTTTTTTTACATTGTTTTGTTCATTTTTTTCTGGAGTTTTTGATGGTAATTTAATAGTTAAAATACCATATTTTGTTGATGCTTCTATCTCTTCTTCTTTGATTTCGTCTTGAAATTCCCAAGATCTTATAAAAGAAGAATGCCTAAGTTCTTTTAATATATATTTGTCACTTGATTCTTCTTTGTTTTCTTTTTTGTCATATTTAATAGTTAATATGTTTTTATCAAATGTTATCTCTATATCGTCTTTTTTAAGACCTGGAATTGCAATGTTAAATACAAATCCATCATCATTAACTTTAATATCTGTTTTAGGATATTTTGCTGAGTTTTTAAATACATCAGATATAATATTTTTGTTAGAAAAAAAACGATTACGAAGTTGATCCATTGCTGCTTCAAAACAACCATCATTAAATTCGAAAACATTAGTAACATCACATTTTGGGAAACGATGATTAGATTTTTTTTGAAACGAATATAACCAAGACATAATAATACTCCTTGTTTTTATATTACAGTGCTAAAAGTCACTGTTGAAAAGACTGCATAAAAAGTCAATCTTTTCATAAATACACAATATATATTATAGAAAAAAAACAAAAAATTTTTAATCTTTTTGATGTCTTCTTAGTGAAAAAAGTTTACTAGCTATTAATGATCTTTGATTTTCTGGCATTTTATTTATAAATAATATTCCGTTTAAATGATCCATTTCATGTTGTATTATTTTTGATAACATATTAGAAAATGTTTTTTGAACTTTATTTGTATGTTCATCAAAATATTCTATTGTTATTTCTTTTTGTCTATATATTACTCCACCAACTGTTGGTATTGAAATACATCCTTCTGTTGACAATACATCTTCTATTGATGTATTTATTATTTTAGGATTTATAAATACATTTAAGTTTTTATATATATTTTTTTTATTTCCTTTCCATATATGATCTGTTACAAAAATATTTTTTAATATACCTATTTGAGGAGCAGCCATTCCAACAGCTTTATATTTATAAATACTTACAATTAAAGAAGCCGCTATTTCTTTCCAATTATCTTTTTCAAAATCTATATCTTCACATTTTTTTAATAAAAAATTATCTGGATAAATTTTTATGTCTATTTCCATATATTTTCCTTATATTAATGTTTTTATAGTATTAACAAGGCTATTATAAAATATATCTATCTCTTCTTCTGTGTTATATATTGCAAGAGACACTCTTGCTACAGAATCTAGTCCATATACATTTAATAAAGGTTGAGCGCAATGTTGTCCGGATCTTATAGAAACACCATACGTGTCTAATAATAACGATATATCATAAGATGAAATATCATTTATATAAAAAGATATAATAGGATTTTTATTTAATGATTTTCCTATAAAATTTATTTTACTAATATTTGATATTTTTTCCATACAATATTTTAATAAATTATTTTCGTATAATTTTATTTCATCAAAATTTAAATTTTTTATATAATCAATCGCTTCAGATAATCCTATTGCTCCAACTATATTAGGAGTTCCGGCTTCAAATTTATATGGTAATATATCAAACTCTGATTTTTCAAAACTTACATACTTAACCATATCTCCACCAAATTGATATGGATCAAGGTCTTCTAATATTTTTTCTTTTCCATATAATACACCTATTCCTGTTGGTCCATACATTTTATGACCAGAAAAAATATAAAAGTCACAATCTATGTCAATTACATCTATTTTCATATGGGCTATAGCTTGACAACCATCAATTATTATTATAATTTTATCATTATAGTTTCTAATTACTTTTATTATTTCTTTTATAGGATTTATAGTACCTAAAACATTTGAAACATGAACTAATGATACTATTTTTGTTTTTTCATTTAATATTGATTTTAGAGTAGATAATATTATATCGCCATTATTGTTAAAAGGAATTGTTTTTAATATAGATTTTTTGTATTTACATACCTGTTGCCAAGGAAGAATATTTGAATGATGTTCCATTTGAGATATTAATATTTCATCATTTTCTTTTATTTTTTTTGATAAACATGTTGATAATAAATTAATTCCTTCTGTTGTTCCTTTTGTAAATATTATTTCGTTTTTATTATTTGCATTTATAAATTTTCTTATATTTTCTCTAGCGTTTTCATATTTATTTGTCGCTATAGATCCTAATGTATGAGAACTTCTATGTACGTTTGCCATATATTTTCTATAAAATTCAGACATAGATTCTATAACTATATTTGGTTTTTGAGTGGTTGCGGCATTATCAAAATATATTAATTTTTGACCATTTATATTTTGATTTAAACATGGAAAGTCTTTATATATATTCATATCTATTATATATTATAGATAGTTTTAATTATTTCTAATGTTTCCAAATAATATTCTTTCGGAAATTCTTCTAATATTTCATTTGATAATTCTAATATATTTTTATCATTTATATTTTTTATATCATGATTAAATAAGAAATCTTTAGAATTTGAATTATACCTTAGCTCTTTATTACAACTATTTGATAATCCATAATAAAAATATTTTCCTTTATTATTAGAATTTATAATATTTTTTTCATATATTTTAGAATTTTCATTTTGTATACTAATATTTTTTTGATAAACAATATTATTATCATTTAAAAAATTATAATTATTATTTATAATTGATTCTTGGAATTCTTTATTTAATACTAAACTTTGATTTCTTATATAACACTCTTTATTATTTAATTTTATATAATTATTTCTAATATTTTTTAATGATCCTATATCTACTTGAATGTAATTTAACTTTACATTATCTCCAATAATATTAAAAACTTTATCTTCCACGTTTATAATCCCATCTTTTTTTCCAAAATATAAATTTTGTATTGAATAATAATTTAATTTTGTATTAGATTTCATGTTAAATTCTACAACATATGAATGAAAATTATTATCGTTTTTTATTGGTGAGGTGCATCCATCTAATATATTTAATTCTGAATTTTCTTCTAATACTATTAAAGTTTTTTCTATTGATTTTCTATTTTCAGAATCTATAAATGGACTTATAGATATTAAATTATTATTTTTACAATCTTTAGGAGCATATATAAATACTCCATCTTGAAACCCTAAATTATTTAAGTTATTTATTTCAGATAAAGATAAATATTCTTCTAATATTTTTTCATATGTTTCTATTGCACGATAAATAGGCAATACTATAATTGGATAATAATTTATTAAATTTTTTTTATTTTTAACTATACTTAAATCATTTAGAAATAATTCTTTTTTAAAAATAATATCATTTGTATTATTTTCCGAAATTAATTTATTATAAGATTTTATTCTTAAATATATAAGCCAATCCGGTTCATTTCTTTTTTTACATATTTGTTTTATTTGACTTTTCATTTTTTGATTTTGACCAAAATTTTTTATTATTTTTATTTTCTGATTCTATTTCTTTTTTTTCTATATTAGTTTTATTTAACTTATCATTTTTTGACCAAAAATTTTCAGCATTTTTCATTGCTGATTCTATTACTTCTTTTCCAAATTTATCTTTTGAATGAATTTCCCATTTTAATGGATCTATTTTTTTATGATAAGCTAAAAACTCTATCCATTTTGCAACCCAAAATCCATTTTGTTGATGTCCTCCTAAATCATAATCAAATGATATTTCAGTTATTTTGTTGTTTTTTATTATGTCTATGGCTTCCATTGAAGTTCTAGCATGAAAATCATAATTGTCTGGCATTGAAATGGAATCATCAATCCAAAGTTTCATTTTTTTCTGACCTTCCTAATATTTCAATAATATAATCTAATTCTTGGTTTGTAAGATCTAAAATATGTTTTCCTATTAGAGACATATCGACTCTTGCCATTTCTTTATAATCATCAGAAGATATTATTTTTAATCCAACTGGACCTAAAGCACAATATATCCATCCAATCCATCTACTTGCTTTTAATGTATCTTTCATTTTTTGTATTTCAAAAATCATCCATAAAACATGTTCTAATATTTCTTTTGGTTTAGATGGATTTTTATGATCAAAAGGCTTAATATTAGGAAAATGTTCCAATATTATATTTTTGATCTTATTTGTAGAATAATCATACACTTATTTATGTTCATCCATTGGTATATTCAAAGAAGATAATGCTTCTTCTATATATTCAATTGATTCTGATAATTTATCTAAATCTTGTTTTATTTTATCGAATTCGTCTTTTCCACTATCTTTTTTTATAGTTATTATTGTTCCAGACACCAATATAGATAAAATTATTATTGAAAAACCGATAGATAAACCACACAAAAATATTCCTAATCCTATAGTCATATTAATACTCCCTTTATTTAATTATCATCTTTTAATATATATTTATTTATAATTTCTATTATTAATAAAAAAGGCCATGTTAATATAAAAAAAATAATTGAGAGAAAGTGATTTTTATAATTATTTTCTTTTAAAAAATAAATCAAGAAAACCAACATACCAACCTGTAGATATAACAACAACATGTTCATGAAAACTTTCCTTTCTATTATTTTAATTTTCTATTTTTAATCCAATATTTATATTCTTCATCACAAAGAGTAACTCGCCAACCATTTAAAGATCTTGTTTTTCCTGGTTTTCCTGTAATTTCACATATATCAAATGATTCTCTTTCTGCTTTTTTTATAATATTGTCGATTTGTTCTTTTTTTTCTTTTGGACATTCATCATAATATATTCTTAATCCACCAAATTTTTGTTTTATTTGTGTTATATTAATAGAATAAGGATATATTATATCTTTTATTTCTTGTAAAGTTTTTTTTACTAACTCATACCACCCACTATACATATAAATTTCAACGCATTTTTGAAGCATATCTGGAAATTCATTTATAATAATTTGTTCAATGTTTTCCATATAATTATAAACTCCTTAAAACATATCTATTTCATCTTCTAAGAACATGGGTTTATTTAAGTACCTGGGTTTATTAATATCATTATAATCAATAATTCTAGCTTTACTCAATTCTTCACTTATTGAATTTTTTTTGACGTATTCTAATGATTCTAAAATAGATTTTCTTCCTTCTTCTGAAGTCAAAAACTCTATTGTTTTTTTTGCCGCTTGTTCCACGGTTAATTTTTCAATATCTATTTTTCCCACAATTGGCTCCGGTATTTTATTATTTGTTTTTAAACATTATTAATTAATTTTAGTGATTTCTTACTTATGGTTTTATGAGCATTTTTTTAATCATTTTTTCATAAGGTGTTTTCTTTATGGTATTTTTAATACTAGTTTTTCTTTTTTTTATTTCTCTTGAAACCTGAACTCTTATTTGATAAGGATTTAAAGGAATCAATGTAGTAGATGGTCCGCTTTGTAATTTTCTAGTACGCCCAACTGGTTTCAAATAAAGTATACCATAATCTCTATTTTCAGGCCAATCTATCTTTAATGGAATATAAATAAATCCTTTATATTCTAAAAATTTACCAGCTGGCCAATGATCTAAATCTAAATTACTCATAAAATGAAATCTATTTGCTCTTATTCTTTTTTTTAACCATTTACTAAAATTAGTATATGGAGAAACAGATGATTCTGATATTTTTTCGAAATTTTCCATTATATAATATTTATAATTATTATATATATTTTTTTAATAATTATTTATAATGGAAATATAATTTTTTTATTTAATTCTTTCTTTTCATTTTTCTTCATTTTAATATTTAATTTTTTAATCTTTTTTTTTCTATCAATATCATCTCTATGTCTTTTTTCTGATGGAGATATATAATACTCTCGTTTTTTTAATTCTTTTTGTAAATTAGAACTTTCATATACCTGTTTGAATCTTTTTAACATAGATTCAATTGTTTCTTTTTCTCTAACTTTAATTCCTATCATATTTTTTTATACCTCTTTGTATTGTATACATTCTATTCCATTATTTTTTAATAATTCTTTTCCGCTTTTTCCACTATATTCTTCTAAATAAAATACTTTTTTAATTCCAGCATTTATTAAAACTTTAGCGCATTCATAACAAGGACATAAAGTTATGAATAATTCTGTTCCAAGAGTAGATAATCCATGCCTTGCGCAAAAACTTATAATAGCCATTTCACAATGAACTGTTCTTACACAAGATTCTCTTCCGTCTTTAATTTGTATTTCACAACCAACGTCTATACAGTGATCTGTTTTTGAAGGTGAACCACAATATCCGGTAGCTATTATTCTTCCATCTAAAACTAATACTCCGCCAACTTTTTTTCTATTACAAGTTGCTCTTTCTGAAAAAAGAATCGCGGTTTTCATGTAAATTTTTTCTAATGGCGTTCTCATAAACTTCTATTTTATAAAAATAATTTTTCAATCAATATATTGATTATTCTAATTCTGTAATAATCAATCTTATTTTTCCGTAATCATCATGTATAATTGATGAAATATAATCAAAATTTTCTTCCTCATTATTTTCAATTAAAATATCAGCATCTGTTTCTTCAGGATCTAATGAAATTCCTCTTTCATCCGCCCATTCCTCAATACAATAATTTGCATCATATATATTTGAAAAAACCCTACATTTTATCATTTCATCACAGTTTGTCTCTTCTATAATTACATAAACTTGTTCAATTTCCATATTTAATTTAACCTCTTATAATTTATTTTATATATAATAAAAAATATTTTTCGCTTAAATAAATAAAAAATTTTGTAAAATTATAATTTTACAAAAATATAATTTATTTTATATATCATAATCTTACTAAATCTATAATTAAAAATACAGAAAAGATAAAATTTCTATTTTTGTTTTATTTGTTTTTTATTATTTATTGAAAATCATAAATTTCTATTACTAATATTCGATTTATTTACAAGAATAATTATTCTTTAATTTTTATACTAACTTCTGGCTTAAATGATATTTTTTTCTTAAACTCAATTTCAAATATTTTAATGGTAGATAATTCATCTATAGATTCAAATTTCATTTTTTCTACTTGTTGCAATTCATCGATAAGTTTTATATTTTCATTTTTTTCATCTATTAATAAATATGCCTTTTTTAATTGTTCTGACATGAATTTCTCCTAAATAAACTAATGTCGATTTTTAGAGAGAATCCATTTTATAGATTCGTATATACTTACAATCTATTGTTCTGACTACTATCTCAGGAAAATCGACAAACCCTTAATAAATACTAGATAAAATCTATTATTTTTTTTAAAAAAATATTTTTTTCTTTTTCATATTCGCATATTAAGTTTTCTAAAGATAAATCTTGATTATAAATATTATTATTTTCATATTTTTCATTATTGAAAAGTATATTTTTATATTTATCTATATTAATTCTACATCTGCAACATATTTGTCTTAAATATTTTTTATTATTATTTATAATATCAATATTATCAATACTTTCGATATAATTTTTTATTGAAGATTTTAATATTCTAGGAATATTGTGTTTTAATCTTGGTTTAAAAACTCTTTCATTTTTTATTATATAAACTTTTCCCTTTATATTATCTAATATATTATTAATCGAGTATGGATTGAAATCTTTTAATAATTCAGACGCTTTTTGTCTATGTTCAATAAAATCTGATATAAATAAGTTTGATATAAATATTTCTTTATGTGTAATTATTTCATAATTTTTAATAAACCAAACCGAAAGATTAAAATAAAAAATATTATTTAATTCTTTTATTAACTTATGTACATCAATAGCGTTTTCTATTGTTCTATAATTAGAATATAAAAATATTTCTAATATTTCTTTTAAATTCATAAATTTTATAATTAAAAAATATATTTTATCGCTTAAATCTATTATATTATATGAATTTTTTAATAATAATAAACACAAATCATAAATACTCTGGATGGTTTAATTTATCTAACTATTTAAAAAACACAATATTAAACATTTTTCCAAAATCAAACGTAGAAATAAGAGAATTTCCATATACATCAGTATATTCTTCTAGTTATTATCATTACTCTTATAAAAATATTCAAATATATGACAAATATGATATAATATTTGTATGTGAAGGAAGACCATCAAAAATATGGTCTTTAAAAGGTAAAATTATTTGGATACCATGTCAGGAATTTCTTGGAGGAGCAGCATGGAGATTTATGAAAAATACATTTGATTATTGGTATGAAATACTGATTCCAAGTAAATTTGCATTTGATAGAATAAAATTAATAAATAATAATATACCGTTAAAACATATTCAAATATGGCAACCGCCTATAAATAAAATAAATCCAATTAAATATAAAACAAATAATTTAAAATTATTTTTACATTTAAGATCAAGAGGAATAAATCAAGAATTTATAACTGAAATATTAAAAAAAATAAAAAATATAGAAATAATAATTAAAACGGATTATCCTACAATAGATCTTATAGATATTAATTCTTGTAATATATCAAGTATAATATTTGGCAGAAATGATAATAATGAACAATATATAAACAATTTATTAAAATCTGACATGTATTTGGTTCCTAGAATTTTTGAAGGAATAGGGTTATGTGTTCAAGACGCTTGTTCATGTGGCAATTATATATTTGGAACAGATTATACTACATTCAATGAATATTTTGATAATAAAAATGGTACATTATTAAAATGTAAAAAATGTCAAAATGATTATATGCCAAGTATAATGGGAGAAAAATTTTATATTACAATAGAAGAAAATCAAGAAAAAATAATGATAGACAAAATTAATTATTTTAAAAATAATATTCAAGAATTAAGAGATATACAAGAATATAATTATAAATATTGTATTGATAAACATGAAAAATTTAAACAAGAATTGTTTGAATACTTAAACAATAAAATAGAAAGAACAGAGAATAAAAATAAAAAAATAAAAATATCACATATTCAATTATGTTTAGAAGGAGGACAAGGGCTTGGATCTATAACAATAGCCGGAGGACATAAAAAATATCATAATTATGATATAGATTTTTATTATATGTCAAATAGCCCAGATAGTATAGAAACGTCTAAATATATTGATAAATTAAATAAATATAATATAAAACATAAAAAAATAGAAGATATAAATGAAATAGATAAAGATTCTGATATAATATTTTTACATTGGTGTTCTGTTGCCTATAAAAGAATAAATAATATTAATAAAATATATGAAGATATAAAAAAAATAAAATCATTAAAAATAGGTTTTATACATGATTCTGTAGAAATAATGCCAGATATATGTGATTATTATTGTGTTGGATCTAATTTTAATAAAAAATTTTCTCCAAATATAAATAAAACATTTGTTATACCTTATCCAATAGAAAATTGTTTTTATGAATATATTGAGAAAAATAATTATAAAAAATCATCTGTTATAATAGGTAGAGTTTCTAGATTAATAAAAAGAAAATTTCATGATAATTTTGTTCCAATATTAAAATATTTATCAAATAAAAATAAATATATATTGTCAACAATTATAGGAAACGGTCCATTTGAAAATGAATTAATAAAAAGTTTTAATAAATATAATTTAGAACATAATATTATAAAAAATATTTATGATGAAAATAGGGTTGGATATATAGCTGATTTTGATATGTGTTTATATTTAACATCCGAACATGAAGAATCTTTTGGAATGTCAATAGCTGAATGTATGGCTTTAGGTGTTCCAGTTGTATGTGAAAATAAAGGAGCATTAAAAGAAACAGTAGGAGACGGTGGATTTGTTTGTGATAGTTTTTATGAAATAATTGAAAAATGCGAAGATTTAATAAGAAAACCAGAACTTAAAAAAGAAATATCTAAAAAGGCAAAATTAAAAGCTGAGAATTATAGAGAAATAAATGTTTCTATATTATATGATAAATTATTTAAAAAATTATTAAATAAAAATAATGAATACTTATGGTCTATTATAATGCCTGTATATAATTCTGAATTATATATTCGTAATTCTATTGAAAGTGTTTTAAATCAAACATATTCAAATTTTGAGTTAATTATTATAGATGATAATTCTAATGATAATACTAAAAAAATAATTTCTAATATTAATAATAATAAAATAAAGTACATAGAATTAAAAGATGGTCCACATAGCCAAGGATATTGTTGGAATATAGGAATAAAAGAATCTAACGGAGATTTTATAGGTTTTGTAGATTCAGATGATTGGATTTATCCTAATGCAATAGAAGAAATGAATAATTTTTATAAAACAAATGATGTTATTTTTGCATATTCTAATAATGAAAGATACGATAAAGAATTAAAAAACAAAACATTGGATGGTTTTTCAGAAGATCCATATAAATATGGATCATTAATTGATGGAATGTTGACTATTCCAGGGGTAATTGTTTCTCATTTTATTACATGTAAAAAACAGTTTGTTGAAAAAATAGATTTTTCAAACTGCCCATCTACGTCTTGTGATAAATGGTTAGCTTTAAAAATGGATATGATTGGTAAATTAGGATTTTTAAATAAAGTATTATATAAATATAGATATATGAGAGATGGATCAGTAACTACAAGTAAAAGACAAAGTCAGATTATAAATACAGAAAATATTATAAATGAAGCATTAAAAGAAAGAAAAGATAAAAGAAGAATAAAATTAATATGTCAGGATAATAATTTTAATTATGATATTATAATATGTTCCATGTAGATTTGTCTTCTCCAACTATTTTTCCATGATCTATGGCCTCTGATATTAATTCTTTAGAAAAATCTAATCCATTATCATTATTACCATAACACTTTTTTGGTGATATAATATATATAGGTACATTTCTATATTTTTTATTAACAATAGATTCTTTATTTTTCTTTGATGTAATATTAATATCATTTATCAATATTTCGGTACACATTATATCAACAGCCCTAGATATTACTTTTATTATTTCTGGTGTTCCTAAAAATTTAGAAGTTAAATCTTTAATACAAATAGGAATATTAATTACATCTATTTCTCCATTTTCTTGTAATTTTATTCTATTAGTAAGTAATACATATATTTCATCAACAGTTTCGTTTTGTATTGCTTCTTTTAAAGGTGTTATATTTCTTATACCTCCATCAACATACATATCATTGAATATTTTTTGAGGAGAAAATACGCCAGGTATACATGTAGATGCAAATATATAATCTATTAAATTATTACAATCTTCACTCATATTATAAAAATCACCAGATAATAATGAAACCACACCTATTCTTAATTTTGTACCACTTTTTTTAATTTTATCTACATCGATCCATTTATTTATCAATTTATATAAGTTTTTATTATCATAATAACTATTATGATTTTTCAATACTATACTAAGAAAACTTCTAGAATTATAAATATCATCGTTGTTTTTTATTTTTTTCCATCTTTCTTCTAATTTTGAAGCATAATATAATAAATCATCTGGTTTTTGTTTATCTGCTTGTGCTATAAATGAACCATTTAATGCTCCAACGCTAACTCCATATATAACATCAAAATTTATATTATATTTTTCTACAATAGACCTAATCATTCCAACTTGAAATGATCCCCTTGATCCACCACCGGATAATACTAAAGCTCTTTTAATCATTTTTAAAATACTCCCATATTTCTAACATTAGTTAGTTCAGTTTTTAAGCTAGGATGTAAATTTGGTATTATTAATGTAAATGTTACATCATATTCTACTAACATTTTTTGAACTTCTAATGGTAAATGTTGAAAATAATTTTTTGAAAGTTTTTGATAATCAACTTGTTCTTTTTTTATTTTTAATAAATCTGGATCACATTTTATACAATAAAATGCAACTTCTTTATCTGGTTTTTTTATATAAAATATAGATTTTATATCTTGTTTAACAGATTCTAATTGAATTTCTAAACTAGGATTTTTAATAAATTGTATTAACAAATGATTTCGTTTAACTGCTATCATTTGTAATTCTTTAGAAGGTTTATGAATATATTTTATCCAATTTTCATCTTTTTTGATTAATTTTTTTTGTTTTTTTTCTGATAAATTACTACAAGCAATACTGATTGAATCAACTATTTGTTGCATATGTTCTACGCTTTGACTTTGTATGGTATTACAATATTTAATAACAGTTAAATATAACTCTTCTAATTCTGATTCGTTGAATTTTCTTTTTAAGTAATTATTATTTTCAATAAAATTTATAATTCTACAATCTTTTTGTATTGAATATTTAATAACAGACTTATAAGGATTATCAATATCATATAATGATTCAGGTTTTAATTTAACGGCAAATAATTGTACTTTTTCAGAAGGATTAGCGATATTGATTATATTATCAGGATTTTTTTTTATTAATTTTAACTGTTCTTCTTCTGATAAAAAATCAAGAGATCCTTGAGAAGTTCTAGTTCCACCGATATATTCATTAAAATTTTTCATTATTTCTATCCTATCATATTATTAATTTCTATTTATATCATATATACAATATATTTAAAATAAAATTTACAAATTTTTATTATTATTAAATGCTAAAACAATTTTTCCACAATCCCATATTTTTCTATATTTATTATTAAAATCAGAATTTGGTAATAAGTCTATATTATAAAAATCAAAATAATAAAAAGATGGATCTAAATTTTTAACATAATAAAAACCATAATCTTTATATAAATTATTACAATATCTTAAATCAAAAATTGATAATAATATTTTAAAATTATAATTATTTTTTAAATAATCTAATAATAATTTCATAGAATTTTTTATATCATATCCAACTTTATTGCAAAAAACTAATAAATTAAATTCAAAATCATTTTTATTTAACCCTGATACAAACACTAAATCATTATTATAATAAAAACCAATATTTATATCACAATTAATATAATTATTCAAACTATTCCTATATAAAAAATCCATGAATTCATTATTATTTAATAATTTAATATCACAATCAGATGAATTTATTGTTAGGTTTCTTCCTAATTCTTTATTGACAATGGATTTCCATATATCTTGTTTTGTAATATTTAACCATTCGTTTTCGAAAATATGAAATAATTTAATACCAATATTGTTACATAATTTTGTTTTATTTATATTCCTAAATTTTGCTTTATAATCATTGTCTTTTAATGTAGAATGCCAATATAAACCATTAAATTCAATAGCCAACTTATAATCTGGTAAGTATATATCTAATTCATATGGCGGTATAATATTTCTTACATTTGTTAATATATTAGGTAAATTAATAAAATCAACTATTTCTTGCTCATATGAAGAACGCTCTATTTCATAACGAATTGGAATATTAAAAAAATGAAGTTTATTAAGCAAACAAAACTGTGATACGTTAATTTCGTTGGCTATTTTTCTAGAGCTTTTTTTATTTAATAAATATTCTTTTTCCAAAAATTCTTTATTATTTATTTTTTCTAATGTTTCTTTGTTCCAATGAGACTGAGAATAATTTGGAACATTATATATTTTTTTGTTAGTTTTAATAATTTTATCTCTATAGTTTTTATCTTTAAATATACAATCGACGCCATATCTTTCCAAATTTGTATTTTTCTCTTTATTTTTAATATCTTTATTTTGCAAGGCATGTTTTACTCCATATTTTTCTATCATTGTGTTTTTAATCTTTTTTTTAATACTCTCTGACTGAAAAATATTTTCAACATTATATTTCTCTAAAATAGTTTCTTTAATCTTTTCTTTAATATTTTTTGATTGAAAAACATTTTCAACACCATATCTTTCTAAATTTGTATTTTTAACCTTATTCTTAATATCTTCATTTTGCAATGAATGCTCAACGCCATATTTTTCTATCATTATATTTTTTATCTTTTCCCTATCCTTAAATGCATTGTCAACACCATATTTTTTTAACATAGTTTTTTTAATCTTTTCTCTAATTGTTTTATTTTTAAATACATTGTCAACACCATATCTCTCCAAGTTTGTATTCTTAACCTTATTTTTAATATCCTCATTTTGTAATACATATTCAACGCCAAAATTTTTTATCATAGTCTCTTTTTTCTTGTTTTTTATATCTTCATTTGAAGAAATATTTTCTACACCATATCTCTCTAAACAAGTCTTTTTTATCTTATCCTTAATAAAATCAGACTGGAAAACATTCTCAACTCCGTACTTGTACATAATAGATTTCTTCATTTTCTCTTTATCTTTTAAAACATTATCAACTCCATATCTCTCTAAACATGTTTTTTTCATCTTATCCTGAACGACTTTAGATTTATTTTTACAATCCTTAGAACAATAAATATTATAACCTCTAGTATATGAATGAAAATTAACAAAACATCCACACTCTAAACATTTTTTCTTTTCAATAATGTCATTTAAAATACAATATATTCTTTCGGATATACTAACATTTATATCTAAAAATGATGTAAGTAATATAATTTCATTTAATTTATTAGGATATCTTAGTTTAAAATTATATTCTCTAATTTTTATTACATTAATTGAACTATCTTTTTTATATAAATTGTTTTTAATCCAATTTTTTATTTCATCTTCATAAGACATAAAATAAACTCTTTGAAATTTATAAAAAAATTTTTGATGAAATTAATATATACTACTAACAATATCGCTTAACATTAATGTGCCTTTTTGTAAAGGTTTAAGTAAAATTAATAAAAAATTAAGTGTAATTATATACTTAACTTAAATTTTTACAAAAAGGCATTATTTTTTGAAAAAAAAACAATATATAAAATTAATAAAAACAAATCAATCTAAAAGATTTGTAATTTTAAATAAAGGAGATTAAAATATGGCTTCATTAACAGAACTAGTTGGATTTCCGCCTAGTGCGACAATTTCACCAAGTGTTAGACTTCTCGAGACGGATTTTTCTGCATATGTTCCGGGTAGATCGTTTTCTAAGGCCGCTCTAGTAGGCTTTGCGTCTAAAGGTCCATTAAATGAACCTACTCAGGTTTTTAATCATGAAGAGTTGTATAGGAAATTTGGATATCCTGATCCTACAGCTGATCATGGTTCTTATTTATTATATGCTGCAATTGAATTTTTAAAGTATGGAAATGAATTATGGATATTAAGAGTTGGATGTACTGACGAGACAGATTGGGATAATTTTGCTAAAACCGCCTATGTTGAAGTTCCAATATCTGGTTTAGCAGCAGTCATTCGTTCTAAAAAGAACGGATCTACTGAAGTTGAAATTGTAAAAGATGTAAATGATAATTTCAGATTTTCAGTAAATGGCAGTTTATATAAAAAATTAATTACTATTCCAGCTGGAACATATACTTTAACAGACCAAGGAGGATCTACTCCTAATTTGGTCGATACTTTTAATAATTTATTAAAAAATGAAGATGGAATAGAAGCTTTTGAATATCCTGAATCTAATCCAACATTAGCATTTAGAACTAATAATAGATATGGTGAAGATGCTTCTATAGAATTAATTTCAGTTGAAGATGATATTTATGATACTATTGGTATTGGTAAAAAAATGACTTATTCAAAAATAACCGGAAAAAATTACCAATGGCCAATCGGGTCTTCTATTGTTGGGTTTGATTTTTCTGGACATATTAATCCAACATTGAAAGTAAGAGTTACTGGAACTGGTAATCCTAATATAGATAATATTGTTCAGGTTATACCGTTTAATGACTTGGTTCATCCATTTAATACAGATCCATCTGGTGGAGCATATGTAACTGTTAATAGAGTTGGCTGGGATGGATCTGGTTCAGAAACAGGAATTGGTGGCCCAATCGTTACTGCCCAAAATATTGTTGATTTTATTAATTGGTGGATTGATAATCCTACAATGCATGGTGAAAATATTCCCGGTGGATTTAGAGCAAAAATATCAACTTCTGACGGAAAATCATTTGTTCAGTTATATACTGGAAAATATTATACAGACTCACTTGGAGATCCATTAGTGGTTCCAAGTGATTTAGTTGGTGGAATAAATTATATTAGAGGAGTTGATGCTCTTGTTCAAGTTCAATCATATTCTCATATTGTTGATGAAATATTAGGTTTTAATCCAAGCGCAGTTACTGGAAAAACTCCAGTATTAGTTTCTACTCGAGAATTAATTGACGGAGATCCAGACACAGCAACAGGAAATTACATTGATGATATTGGTAAATCAATTGGTGATGAATATAATAGTGGAGTAGCCCCAACAATATTTACAATATGGGCAGATTCTCCAGGATTATTTGGAAATGATACCAAGGTTGTTTTAGATATCAATCAAGAAGGAAATATTTCATTATTTATTTATCATAATACTGTGTTTGTTGAGTCTCATGGAAATCTAAATCTTGATTTTACAACTACTAATAATCCTTATTATATAGAAGAATGGATTAATGGTGTTTCTGATTATATTCACATAGTTCACGAAACAAATGTTTTAGGTGCTCCTAAAAAAGGAACATATTCTTTGGGTCAAACAAGTTCAACATCTGGATCTGATGGTTATCCATATATAGGTGGACTTCCTGATACAGAACAAATAGATAAATTAATTCTTGGTAATGTTGAATTAGGTACTGGTTTAAATGCATTATCAGAACCAGAAAAAATAGATATAGATTTAGTAGCTGTTCCAGCTATTAATTCAACTTCTGTTATGAGTGGATTAATTGAATTATGTTCGGTGGCTAGAAGAGACTGTATGGCTATTATAGATTCTCCTTATGGTTTAGATTCTGTAAATGTTAGAAAATGGCATAACGGAGAACATTTATTAAATAATAGAAAACTTAATTCTTCTTATGCGGCTCTTTATTGGCCATGGGTTAAAATAAAAGATCCATTTAATTCTGTAGAAGTTTGGGTTCCTCCTACAGGATCTATTCTAGGTGTTTATGCTGGATCTGAAAGAATAGCAAACGTTTGGGCTGCTCCAGCTGGTCTCAGAAGAGGAAGAATACCTACAGTATTAGAAGTAGAAACATATGCATATTTAACACAACGAGACGCATTATATGGAAGTGGAAATTCTGTTAATGTTATTGTTCCATTCCCTGTAGATGGACCTACTGTTTGGGGGCAAAAAACGTTACAGAGAGCTTCTACGGCTTTAGATAGAGTTAATGTAAGAAGATTAATGTTATATCTCGAAAAAACATTTAAAGATAGATCTAGATATTTATTATTTGAACCACATGATTCTATTTTAAGATCTCAGTTTGTAAGAATAGCTTCTACAATATTAGATAATGTAAAAGAAGGAAGAGGTATTTATAATTATATTATAAAATGTGATGAAGAATTAAATCCTCCTGAGGTTGTTGATAGGAATGAGATGAGAGCTAGAATAGGAATTCAACCAACTAAAACAGCTGAATTTATATTTATTGAATTTACTATTCATAGAACTGGTTCATTTGAAGAATCCAACATGTAAAAATGTTGGATTCTTTTTTAAGAATTTTATATGTATATTATATATAACAGTATAATTATTTTATAATATAAGGAGATAAAAAATGGCAATATCAATGGGAATAGGCGATATTGGAGCAAATACCGCATTATTTAAAAGAAAATTTAGATGGATAATGACATTAAGTAAAGGAACAGAACCTAATAATGCAGGACAATTTCCAACTAGCGCCGATAAACCAGAAACTATGTGGTACTGTAAAGTTTCTAAAAGACCTACATTAACATTTGAAGATACAGCAATTCATTTCTTACATGAAAAACATCATTTGTCTGGAAAATCTTCATGGGAAGATTTAAACTTGACAATTTATGATGTACACATAATGGATAATGATCATGGATCTGATTTAATATTAGCCCAATGGTTAAGTAGAGTTTGGTATTTTTCTGGAGATAGTAATGTGGAAACACAAGGATATAATTGGTTAGATATGGGCGATATAGATAATGAATACAAACAAGATATTACATTGTATATGTTAGATGGACATGGTGGGGTATTAGAAACATGGTATATTATTGGAGCTTGGCCAAAGAGTACAAACTTTGGAGATCTTGATATGGCTTCTTCGGATACAGTTGATGTAGCTGTAACATGTGCATTTGATAGAGCAAAGTTTGTTTTAGGACCAGGACAAAATGTATCTTTACAATCACATAACCATGCATAAGTAAAGTATATATATTATGCCAAATCATAATTCAAATAATGGGTCGTCTCCTATTACTAGCATGTCAATAGGACGGTTAGGAGACGACTCTATTGTTTTTAAAAGAAAATTTAGATGGTTATTTTTTATAGAAGATGTTATAAAACCATCAACGTTTTATAATAAACAAGGGCATATATGTAAAATAACAAGTAGACCAAAAATGAGATTTAATGAACAAGAAATAGAACATACTATAGAAAAAATTCATATTCCAGCAAAAGCCGAATGGATTCCTATGAATATAACAGTTTATGATCTTAAAGATGATGATTATTTATATAAATGGATGACTGTTTTTTATGATCCTAAAAAAGGAATAGTCAGTCCATCAGCCGAGCAGTCTAATATAACAGGACCGTATGTGATTTATCCTAAAAGGACCGCGAGAATTATATTATTAGATGGTCATGGTAGAAATATAGAACAATGGGAATTACAGGCATGTTGGCCTATTGATATAGACTGGGGAGAATTAGATATGAGTAATTCTGATGTTTTGGACGTAAAATTTACGTTAAGATATGATAGGGCTATTTTGATTAATAACTCAGGTGTTGCTACTGGTTAAGTTTTTTATTTCTTCTATTTGTTTGCTAATTTCTGTTTGATTTATTTGAATACTTTTTATTTGTTGTCTAAGTTCTAATAACATAGAGAATATTAATATTTTGTGATTATCATTAATATTTTCTATTTCTTTTATTAACTCAATTATGTTTTCAGTATTATGTTTTTCAAATAAAAGCATTTCATCTATGTTTATTTCATTTTCATTAAAAAATTTTCTAATTTCTTTTGATATTTCTTTATTTATTTCTTGTTTTTTAAATTTACTTTTCATTTTACCATTTCTTTTTGGCAATCAAATAATAGAGAATCTAGATCTTTAGGTTTCATATTCATAATCCTTGACAATGAAGATTTGTTTAATCTACCTTGATTAGTATAAACGGATTCTTCTTCTAGTAATATTTTAATTAATTTTTTATGTAAATGTCCTTTTTGTTTAATATTGTTCAGTATTTCGTCTAATTCTATTCGTGATATTTTCAACAAATTCGGTAGATTGCCCTTTAAATTCGGCCGTCTCATGATTCATCTCCTGTCTTTCTAAATATTTTTTCTTTAAACTTATATCGTTTTTACAAGATCTATATAATTGTCTATAATGATTTAATATTATAGTTGTAAACCAATTAAAAGCTTTTCCTTTAGAAGAATTAAACATATATAGTTTTGAAAAACATATTAAAACACCTTCTTGTAATGCATCTTCTTTATCTATAAGTTTAAAATTAAATGCTTTTATTATATTTTCTGCAAGCAAATAAAAACAAAGAGTGATTTCGTTTTTCATATCTTCATCATTTTTATTTTTTAAATATTTTCTAATTAACACTTCAAAGTCTTTATTATTAAGATATTCAGGGGACATATGCTATTTTTACCTTTTATGAAAAAATTTTTTTCTCTCATGCTTTGTCCCACTTTTCATTCACTTCATTCAAATTTAATATAATTAATCTTACTTTTCATTTTCATATAATTTTTTTATAATTACTTTATATTATATTTTTTTTAGAATTTACAAACGACCTTTTAGACTTGAATTTAATGTTTATATATTCTTGTAAAAAATTAAAAATCAATTTTAAGTTAAATGTTATTTTATGTTTATTTTTTATAATATGTTTATTGTTATATGTTAAATAAAAATTTTGTAATAAAAATAATATTATTTTCTTGAATTTAATATGATAATTATTTTTTGATATTTTTATTTCTTTTTTTACTAAACCAATCATCTATATTATAATAGTATAATACATAAAAAAATGTAAACTTTTGTAATATTTTCGTGTAATATATATGGAAAAAGATTTAGAAAAAGAAGCAAAAATTTTTTATAATAACAAAAAATATAAAGAATGTTTAGAATCTTGCTTTAAATGTATGTCTATTAATCCAAATCTTCAATGGGAATATGATTTATGTGGATATTGTTATTTTAATTTAGGAATGTACTCTCAAAGCAGAGGATGTTTTAATGTTGCTAAAAATATGGATAATGATGAACAAAAAATATTAAATTATAATAAATTAATAGAGTTAACATATGAAAAAGAGAAATCTAACAATAAATTTAATAACTAAAGAAAATGAAGTTTATTTAAAACAATGTCTTGATTCAATTAAAGAACTTGAATGTGATGTTGTAATAGTATTTACTGGAAATAAAGAATCTAATGAATATGAATTATGTAAAAAATATTTTGATAAATCTATTTATGAATATACATGGAATAATGATTTTTCAAAAGCAAGAAATTTTGCAATAGAAAAAAGCACTACAGATTGGATCATGTGGATAGATTCTGATGAATATATAATAAAAGATTCTATACAAAAAATAAAAGATTTAGTAGATAATAATCCAAAAAATTTATATCATACTTTTAAACTTATTCATGGATCATCAAGAATGGGTCAAATAAGAATGTTTTTTAATAATCCAGAAATAAGATGGAAAAATAAAATTCATGAAAGAATAATACCTAAAAATTATCCTAAAAATCATTATGATATTGAGATATATCATAATGTACATGATAATATTCAATCTCATATTAGAAATATATCTATATTAGAACAAGAAGTCGAATTTGATCCAAACAATCCAGAAAATCATTTTTATTTAGCAATTGAATATCATTTAATAGATAAACAAATGAAAGCATTATATCATGCAGAAAGATTTTTATATAATTATAATATTACTCAAGTTGATGTTAAAAAGATTTATATGAGATATTTAATAGCTTGGATTTATACAAATGAAATAGAACAATATAAAAAAGCTATTGATATATTGTTTGGACAACTTGTTTTAAACTGTAATATTGCTGAATTTTGGTGTCTTTTAGGAGATATATATATAAAAATGAAAAATTTCAATAATGCAAGTAAATATTACACTAATGCAATAGAAATGGGAGAATATAAATATGAAAATATGTGGATAACAGATTTAGATAAATATGATCAATATCCAAAATCAATGATTGAAGTTTGTAAAAGATATAAAAATATTGACATTATTTCGTTTAAAAAAGATATTATTCAGCCTATTATTCCTTGAAATTATAAATTACTTTTATTTATTTTTTCAAATCCTGTTCCTTTAACAGGAATACCTTCTCTAATTAATCTTTTTAAATATATTTTAGTCCATTTTGGTGAATCAATAAGCACATTTAAAATATCATACATTCCACTTTTTTCAATTAAATCTAAAAGAGTTACATTTTCTTTATTTTTCATTATTTTATATGTATAAATTAATGCTGTAATTTCCGCATTTGTTTCAAATGGTGTCCTAATTTCTTTTAACCATGAATTATTTATTTTTCTATCATTATATGTTTTCAATAAAATATCTCTATCTTTAAAATGAGTTGTTTCATGAACAATAAGAGATCTAATATTTTTTATATGATAATCTCTATATTTATCTAAAAATTTAATTATATTCTCTTTATTAACATTTTGTTTAATATGAACATTTAAATATATTTTATCTTTATTAGTAGGTTTAATAAAATATCTTCCATCAATTATTAATGGGTCTTTAAGTTTTTCATATACATAAAATATATTTTCAATTTCATATTCTATTCCATCTTTTTCATCTTTTACTTTCTTATATTTTTTTGGATTCTTTGGTAAAGAACTAAATTCTATTCTTATAAAATTTTCATTATAAATATTTTTTCCAATATTATCTTTAAATTTAGTTTTTCCATCATTATAATCAATTTTTTGAATATTATTTTTAGATTCAATTCTTTCACCATTGTAATCTATATCTACATATGTAATAAAAATAGGAAATGGTTTATTATTTACAATAGGAAATCTTTTCATATCTAATATAAAATTTCTTATAATATTAAATATTTTAATAGGAAGCTCGTTATAATCAAATTCCATTTTATGATAATATTCTTTAAATGATATTAGCATAAAAATATATATTATATTTTAAGAAAAATTAATTAAAAACAGGATCATTTATAATTACTTTTTAATATACACAACATGATATTTGTTTTAATTCACAATTTAATGATAAAATATTTTCTAATATACTATAAGATAAAAAAATATAATTTAATATAATTCATTTATATTATTAATTTTTCTAAACCCTGATTCTCTAATTGGAATACCTTCTCTATTTAATCTTTTTAAATACCTTTCAGTCCATTTTGGAGAATTAATAAGCGCATTTAAAATATCATACATTCCACTTTTTTTAATTAAATCTAAAAGAGTTACATTTTCTTTATTTTTCATTGATTTATATGTATAAATCAATGATGTGATTATTGCGTTTGTCTCAAGTGGAGATCTATATTCTTCTAGCCAAGATTTATTTTTATTAAAATAATTTTTATTATTACTAAGTATTTTTAATGAAATTTCTCGGTCTTTTAAATGTGTTGTTTCATGAATAATGAGAGATCTAATATAATTTATATGAAAATCTTTATGTTTATCTAAAAAACTAATTGCTTTTTCTTTATCAATATCCTGTTGAATATAAATATTTATAGATATTGATTTAGTTTTAGGTTTATGTATTCCGTCAATTATTATTGGTTCTTTAAAATTTTCATATATATAAAATTTATTTTTAAAATCATATTCTATTCCAGTATTTTTATCTTTCATTTTTATATATTTTTTTTGATTTTTTGGTAAAATCATAAAATTTATACTTATAAATTCCATATCATAATTAAATTTTCTGTCTTTATTTATCCAATTTATTTTATTACCACTATAATCTTTATTAATAGTTTTAATATTAAGAGGATATGGTTCAATATGATTTCTTTCTATTCCAAAAATATTTTTACTTTTTACTATAAAATTTCTTATAATATTAAATATTTTAATTGGAAGATCATTATAATCAAATTCCATTTTATGATAATATTCTTTAAATGATATTAGCATAAAAATATATATTATATTTTAAGAAAAATTAAT